GCTGCTGACCGATCTCCGGTATTGGTTGCTGCTGACTGATATCCGGTATTGGTTGCTGCTGACTGATATCCGGTATTGGTTGCTGCTGACCGATCTCCGGTATTGGTTGCTGCTGACTGATATCCGGTATTGGTTGCCTTATCATCTTCCCAATTAACTTGCTCTTTGATGTATTCAACGCCAGCTTTGATAATTCCGGCAATTCCAATTTCTGCTTTCACGGAAATTTTCTTCCCAACTCTCTTGCTATCATCAGATGATTTCTGGCCATTCTCTTCAAGCTCAACTTCACAATATCTGGAATCTGAAGGAGGATAATAACCGAATACATCCATCGGAAATTCGCAAGCATGGAATCCACAATTACAAATGTCTGCTTTTTCTTCTGTGTATTCTTTTCCAATTTCATACTGGAAATCTCTACACTTTAAATCTTTGTCAAAGCCTTTAAAGCATTTCATTCTTTCTTTTCCTCCTTTGATTTTTCTGCATCAAGCCCAAGCATTCTAAATGCCATTTTCTTTGTGAAATCATAATCGTTCACGCTATTCGCCCAAGCTTCAAATGCCTTTAATCTTCCAACCAGAAGTGCATACTCTTCATTGACGTTCTCTGGAATATAATCTGTGCTCTTAGTTTCTCCCATGATTAGTCCTCCTTATCTTTTGCTCCAAATTTTTTAAGCATTTCTTTCAGATGCGAAATAAACGGAATAATTGCATCTATCTGTTTGGAAGTTTCCTTGATTTCTTTATCAAGTTCTTCCTCGTTCATAAGGCCATACTCAAATGAATGTCTAAGCTGCTCTTTTATTTCTTTCTCTTCTCCACCATTTTTTGCGAACATCTTTTTAATTTCATGGGTGATAACTGCATACTCTGAAAGAATATCAATCCCTTTACCAGAAATATTAACTAATCCGTTTTCAAATTTAATCATTGTTTTTCCTCCCTATTTTCTTTTATTCTCTCCATCTGAATGGTATAATGTGTTCAGAAAGGAGGTATGTTAAAATGTTTCTCAAATTAAAAGTTTCCTGTACTTGTCATTGCGATTACTATATAAGTGAAAGAATAAGTACAGACAAGGTTGTGTGCCCGAATTGCGGAAAGGAACATCCTTATTCTCATAAAATAATTTCAATGCTTCATGCCGCAAATGAGATTGATGATGGCAATGTTCCCGGAGCAGAAACAATAAAAACTTCCGTTATTTCTGAATGGGAAGATGTGACTGAGCGTCAATAACAATCTTCATGTACTCTAAAAAGCCTTTCGCTTCAGTGGCGGACAGACCGCATTCGGCAATTTCGTTTTTTACTTTTTCTACAAGGTCGCTTGCCTTCTGTCCGTTTTTGTGGCGATATAACTGATATATTTTGGAATCATAATCGGATAACCTTTCAGCAACGTAATCATCTGCTAACATTCTTTGTTCACCTCCCCTATTCAATAATTGTAAGATCTTCATCCACCGCAAATGGTTCAGTAACAAATATTCCATCTTCTTTAAAGAGAAGATCAATTTCAACATGTTGCTTATTTGCACACTTCACAACAACTACATTCTCATTTTCTTCTTTGGTATGTGTGAACAAAATATCTGCAATTTCAAAACCTACAAGAGAATGAAAAATTTCTGGATTATCTCCATAAAATTCGTAGCTTTTAATATCTTTCACTGTTTTACCCTCATTTTCTTTCTGAATTAATATCATAATTGCAATCGCGAATCTGCATTTTTGTATTTGTACACGGTTGCCATCCCTTGATGTACTTCACAGCTTCCTCATATCTTAATTTTGGAATGTTGTTTCTTGCGTTTACACCGAAATAAGATTTCACATCTCGATTACATTCTGCGAATACTTTCTTTCCGATTTCTGAATAGGCATTGGAATTCTTTCCGCCTAGCACTTCAATAACCACTATTGAAACCAAATCCCCAAGATATTTTTGCTGACCATAGTCAATTGTCATTGTGTTTTCAAGTTTTTCGATTCTTTCCTCATGGTCTGCTGTACCCTGGGCGAGAAGTTGAATTTGTTCGGCAACTGTTAATGGTTTTCGAGATCCTTTATCAAAATATTCATCTACCAATCTGTCATATACTTCCCACGCTTTATCGGTGTTCAGAGACTTAGCGTGGAGAAATGCTCCTTTTTCTGTCCAGAGGTAGAGTTTATTGATTCTTGACGATTCATCAAAATGATGATTCGTTTTAAATATCTTCAATTCTTCACCTTCAAGACAAATAAAATGCTTTCCTTCGATATATCTCTCTTTATTTCTATTGAAATTATTTGAGATAACTTTTACGTCAGCTTCATATGCTTCCGCAATCTGCTGTGTTGTAAGAACCCGAACATTCTTATATTCTGTTACTGTTAATTCGTTCATTATTCTCCTTTCTGTGATATAGTCTCCTTTAGGAAGGAGGTGTTAATTTGAAAAGCTTTGATTATTTTTTAAAAACTGTTGACATCTTTAAAATCTACAGTGTCACATTTAACACTGGTTGGAAGTAACTCAATTAATTTTTCAATACTCATATTATTTATCCTCCGTTTCTCTTACTTCTTTTTCTTTAGCTTCTTTTTCTTTTTGTTTACCACGCTCTCTAATGTGTTCTACCATCCAATCCGCAGAACCATTTCGCTTACAAGTCCTTGCAAATCGTTCATAGAACGGAAGATCTTTCCATCTTGGTTTATCTTTTTTTCATTTACCTTACCTCCGTCGTATTTTTTGCCATCAGTTTCGTAGGCACATTTTGATCCTGGTAATTTACAAGAACATGATTCATAACTACATGTACATTCATCACATTTCATTTTTCCTTGCCTCCGTTAGTCTCTTTTCTTTCCATCATCATAGAATTTTGAGGTTCGAGAAGAGGTCTATCAATAATGCGTTTTTCGATGCTTTTCTTATCTTTTTTAGAAACTCGTTTTTGTGGCTGCTCCAGGATATTATGAATAGCTTGGAGTTCTTCCAAAATAGCGCAAAGAATGTTATATGTACCACTCATCTCCCCACCTCCTTATGAGCTTTCCTCTCAAACCGCTTCCAGATAAGCCAAATCTTTAACTGTCTCCAATCTCTTCTTGCAGTCTTTGTAGATTTCCTTATAATGTTTTCCTTGCATGATTCCGAGATCAATTTCATGTAAGATAATATTTTCCATCAAGGACAGGTTGTTGAGTTGCATTACCGTAGCTTCATCTCTCTTATTGATCCCCGCCATCTTGTTTGCTAATTTGGAATATGTCATGTAAAGCATTTCTGCATGACTGCTTCCCTGTACTTTGGCGTATTCAACAAGTTTCTGAATAGTATCGGTTTCTGCCTTTCTGGTAAGTTTGCCGGCTTTTCTGGTTTCAACCCAAACCTGGGTTGATTTCTCACGAATGAAATTCTCCATCTGGTTAAAAGCTTTTATGTATTGCAATTTCCATTCAAGGGCTTCTTTTCCTGTAAATCCCATTACCAGTAAAGAAAATCCATCCCTATTCATTATATAAAATGGATAAGTCTGTTTATTTTGAGGATGTACATAACTGCTTTTAATAAATAAGGGGTCTCCACCATTTTGAGCACACCCTTTTCCAATCAAATCAGAATACATTCTTTCAATTTCGGAAATGAGTTTGTCATGTCTTTTCCCAAATTTCTTAGCCACCTGTAAACTATCACAGACAGCTTCTTCATTACGAAGATAAACTAAATCGTCTATTCCCTTCCTCCTTTCTGGTAACTTTTAAAGTTACTCTCTAGCAAAAAAAATAGATGTTGGATCTTCAATATGAAATTCGTCAATCATAGTTTGAATTTCATCGCTTCCAAAAACCCCTCTTTGCATTTTGCCATAAAATGTCTTAGGTGCCATTCCAAGAATTTTAGCAACATCAGCCTGAGATTTTCCATTTTTAGCAAAAATACCACGAAGTTCATTCGTCTTTATCATTCAAACATCTCCTTTCAAAAATTAATGTAACTTATTAAGTTACTCTTATTATAATAACGTTTTAGTAACTTGTCAAGCTATTTTTTTATTGACTTGTAACTTTTTATGGAGTATAATCAAGTTGTAAATAAATAAAGGAGGTTATCGCTAAGATGACTGTAGGCGAAAGGATACGCGAAAAAAGAGAAGCTTTGGGAATGAGTCAAACGGCTTTAGCGGATAAAATTTCCGTATCGAAACAAACGCTTTACAAGTACGAAAAAGGAATTATTACAAATATTCCATCAAACGTAATTGAAGCAATTGCTGACACTCTTGGAACTACTCCAGACAAACTTATGGGATGGAAAAAACCAGGAAATGAAGAGATGGAATTACTTGCTACTGTTGCTGGGAATCCTCAATTATTAGATTGCTTAAAAAAAATGATTTCTATGTCATCAGATCAGCAAAACAAAGTGTACGGATATATAGACGCTATATATTCTGAAAATGAAGAAGCTGGGGATTAATTTCCCCAGCTTTTAATAAACTTATCAGCGAATACATATAGCCTTTCAAGCAAAGTTGCATTTTCAACTTTTTCTATAAGTTCAATCAATTTTTTCTTATAATCCATTAAGAAACCTCCACTAATACAAAGCCTTAAACATCTGCTCTCTGCCCCAATATGTATAAATCCTCCCTCTTCTGGCAGTTATTGTGGCAATATAGCCTTCCGCTATAAAGCACTTCAATAGTGGTACGGAAAGTTGAGTTAGAAACGTTCCTAACATTCGTTTTACGCTCTCTAATCCAAAAGCATCCAGTATGAGACAGACATTTAGGCCCTTTTTCAAGAACGTGTCAATCAATACTGGATGGCGGTTAATATTATTATACCACATTTCCAGAAAAAAATCCAGTTTCGTTTTAGCAAGAACATCTGTTCTCATTTATTAAATTATATCATGTTTTTATAACCATATACTGGGATAGAATTGTTTCCGCTTAAATCTTTCCTGGCAAACTGATTTATTCTGATTTTTCTATGAATTATAAGTTTTTTTGTGTAAATATTGTGATTTTTGCTTTTCCAAATCGTAATAATAATAGATAGAAATAAAGGGGCTGGATGCTTGTCAGCGAGGGATTTATAGCGCTCATGGCCAACCTGTTTTACCTCTGCTTTTGCAATTGCGATAGTTTTATCCCTCCCAAAGATAATACTATGCTCCGGGCAGAAGTAAACATATTGAATCAAGAGCACATGCACGAATATCAGTATAAACACAATTATGATTTTTTTATGTTTCTCCATGAATCCATCCCCTTTACACTATCATCTTAATGTATTACAATAACATTGTATCAAAAAATATACAATTACACAGGAAATGGCGAAATTAGCACCTCTGGTGGCGAATTTTACGTGAAAAGAGATGATTTGAATGAGAATTGCAATATGTGATGATAGCGAAATCCAGATTGATATATTTATGCATCGGATTAATAATTTTCTCAAACGAAATGGTGATGTAAAAGCATTGATTACTCCGTATGATAAAGGGCAGCCGCTTATTGATGATGTGGCAGATGGCGAGTGGTATGATATTGTAGTTTTGGATATTGTTTTAAAAGAAGAAAACGGAATTGAAGTCGCAAGGGAATTGAGATTAAATGGATATGATGGAAACATTATTTTCTGGACTGCTCACAAAGAGTATGTTTTTGAAGCTCTTGATATACTCCCGGTACACTATATCATAAAAGGCTCTGAAAATGGCAGAATGTATACTGCTTTCAATCATTCTCTGGAACATATCAGTAAAAGCACTCTTATGATAAAAGGAAAAGACTTTATTCATCGGGTGGAATTTCAAAATATAGAATATATTGAGAGCCGAAACAAATACATCATTATTCACTGCACTTGCGGTATAGTTTATACGGAACGATGTAAACTGTCTGATATTGAAGAATTACTGGATTCCAGATTCTTGAGGTGTCACCAGAGCTACATAATAAACATGGATGAGGTAAAAGAAATAAATACTTCGTTCCTTATGTTTTCTGGGAATACTGTGCCTATCAGAAGAAAAGACTTTGCGAAAATAAGAAACAAATTTGAAGAATATACAACATTTAAGTAGCTCCCGGGAAAACCCCGGGAGTATTATTATTTCAGCAATTCATTGACTTTTTTTTGCACTTCTGCGTAGTTGTAGCCAGCAGCTTCCAGGCGGTCTCGTCTATCTTGTCCATTTCCCCATTCGCCATTGATTACCTCTTTTGCAACCTTGTCTACACTTTTCTTTGCTGTTACGGAATACACCGCTTTTCCATTCCAGTCAAAAACAGAGTAACCAGCTTTGCAAGCCTTTTTCGCATTTTTCAGTGACTTGTACGCCCCGATCTGGCTCTTGGAATCCTTCCAGGTCTTACGGACACGGTAATACTTATCAACCTTTACAGTCGGCTTTGTGGTTGGCACTGTCACGGTTTCACCGGAAATGAGCTTCTTGAATCTATTCCAGTCACCCTTTCCACGGATAACGGAAGGACAATTCTTAGCGCAAACATCGTAGTGCTGCACTACTCGGCTTGCCGGAATGCCATATTTCTTCATAAGCTGCTTGCACACATCAACGGTATTCTGGAATGCTTTTTCGTAGTTATATCCAGCATTCATGCACATTTCAATCCCGATAGAGTTGTGATTGTTTACAGTTCCAAAAAGCTTACCGCCGTAATTTACCCCAACGTGCCAAGCCCCACGATTATACGGCAAGGCTTGGTATGCTGACTTATCGTCAACGAATACGTGGGCTGAATAGCCATGAAAATTGCCATTATGCTGTGCGGTGGCGTGTGCTTTGGCATCTGCTGTTTTGGCTGTATTATCTGTATTATGAATGACAATATACAGAGGTGTTTGTCCTGCGTAGCTGTTGTTGTTGCTAATTAATGAGGTATTGATATTCATGTATGGTCTCCTTTCGTTTTTGAGGTTAAAAAAAGTGCATAATAAAAAGCACCCCATTTGGAGTGCTCTTTAGCATAAACTCTTTATACAATATATCTCTTATGATTAAATTTCACAGAATCGTGGCTGATTTTAGCATAAATCATTGTGGTATCAATTCTTTATATCTCCAAATATAGCCGTTTGCAGTTTTACGTATTCCTTTGCATACATTATTAATTTCTTTTCTATCTACTTTTGCTTTCTTGGATGCTTCTAACACTGATTCAAATTCAGCTATATAATTCATATCTTCATCAAATTGAATAACTGCTTTTCTCTGATGGTGTATTGTGTGTGCTTCTTTAACAATATTATTTATTACACTATTATTACCTCTTATTTCTTCATACTCTTCTTCATATATCCAAATGTATCCACCAGAAGTTTTTAATTTATGAATACAGTTATAATTAATTCCATTTCTTCTTACACCTGTTGTTTTTGATGCTTTACAAATATTATCGAATCTAGCAATAAAATTCATTTGAAGATCAAGTTGGACTACAGGTCTTGCATTTGGATGTTCAAATTCCTTATTAACCAAACTTAATATTTTCTCTTTATTATAGCGGTTACTCAAGTATTCGTTTTCGTGTAGCCAAATATATCCTCCGGCAGTATAGTATCCTTCTCTATGCTTACACACAAGTGAAATTTTACTTAAATCTATATCGTTTGCTTCACTTGCTTCTTTTATAGAGTCATAGCGGTTTAAGTAATTAAAACTTTTGTCAAACTGAACAACCGGAACCATAAGAGATAAATTTTTAGCGCCTTCACCGCCAGTGCAAATATTATAACCGTATTTAGAATCAGTTGTCTTTAATTCTGAAATTGTTTTAATTTCAAATTTATTTGCTTCTTCTAGGCTTAAATTATCATACAATATTTTTGCTTCGAAATTTTCAATTCCATATTTTTGAATAGCATTATAAAAACGTATGCAATGTTTATATCCTTGCCCCTTTTTACTCCCAGCTCTAATTTTTAATGTTCTGCAAGTCTGACCAACATACTTTTTCCCGTTTATTTTATTGGTATAAACATACACTTTATAATTATTCTTCTTTAAAATTCTTTGTTCCATTTTATTTTCCCTATTATTTTCCATAAAAAATACCCTCCTTTTGGGTTCACAAAGGGAGAGTACTGTGCTATAATAATACTGTACCCTTTGTGGTGCTTGGAGCTGAGTTTTTTGTTTGGTAGACGGGAACTCAGCTCTCTTTTTGCTGTTGTGATATACTGATTATATCATGTATTATCTTTTGCGAATAGAGTTTTGCGATTTTATTTATTTTTCGCTTAACTATTTAAATGGCAATTGTGATTATTTTATTTGTACCCAGTTTCCAATTTGATTACCACCATACACTATACGCACAAAAATATTACTCGCATCAGCTTTAAGTTGTATACGAATCCAATTCACATCAAATGATATGTATGCGGTATCTTCTATTATTCCATACAAAATTCTAAGCCTTTCATTTGTTGTTGTATATTTTGAATTGAAATCTGCAATATTTTTGGTCATTGAGATGTAAAGCCTTGAAGTGTTGCCATTTAAATAGTTAAGCGCCCCGATAACTGTCTTGTTTTCGGTTTCCAATTTACTGATAACCGCCGTTGACATTTTATCAACGACATAATCCCAAAATTTGCTCATCAGTCCGCGCTTATTCGCTCTCGCAGTTGCATCATACAGCATTACTTCGTCATTATCCGCTAACGTATCTTTTGATGTGTATTCAGTCCATTTTGGCATGTTGTTGCCCTCCTTTAATTATAGGTTTGTTTTAATATTTGATTCATAAAAAAGAGGATGATTTCTCACCCTCTTTATATTGATTTGTTTAACAATTTTTTGATTTCCTCAAGCTCTTCTTTAATGCTTTTTAATTCAGATTTCAATTCTTCATTTTCGGATTTGAGTTCCTTTATCTTATCGTGGTTAAATTTTATCATAGCGAACATGGATGGAATCATAATTCTGTAATTCCAATCCTCGGGCTTTCCATCTGGTAAATGGTTTACTGCAATTGGAAAACGCCTTTCCATGTCCTCTGCAAGAAACATTGGCATTAATTTATCATATCGGCTATCGTTTTTATCGAGATATCCTTCTTTATATTTCGCCCAAACAACTTTTACACGATAAAGTTGTTCCAGTTCTTCTTCTTTAACTGTTGTTCGAATTGATTTATACCGCCAAGAAGATGATGGAACCTTAATAACCATTCCGTCGCTGTTAATTCCTAAGTGCGTTCCGTCTGTAATATTTCCCATATTTTCAAGACAGAAAAAATTTGTAGCATCCCCGAAGCCACTTAGTGGATTTCTGATTTTTACACCGCCATCAATAACAAATCCGTTTCCATTTGCTTTTAGATCAACGCCATTTATGGTTACCATGTTGTTTTTCGCATCAAGTACAATGCCGCCATTTGCAGAAGTTAATTTTCCATTTGTTTTATCAATCAGCCATTTTCCGATTTCACCAGTATTAGACTTCAAATTTCCAGAAAATTCGCCTTGATTAAAATGGACTCCTGTATTATCAATATATCCAACTTGTGTTCCGCTCGCATTCAGAATGGAAAGTAACCCATTTCCGTTATTTGAACCGCCAAGTTTCAATGTACCTCCATGTGCATAGGTGAATGAAAAATACAATTCTCCATTTTCCATGTACATGCCCTTTATTGCACCGTTGTTTGTAAGCATATTGAACACTTGTTCATTTGTGTAAGCATATTCAAGCTTTGGCATGTAAATATAGGTATCAAATTTTACGCTAGACCCAACTGATGATGTCAAGATTCTCAAACTGTTTAAACTATCATTTGGTAAGCTAGATAAAGTTGTTGTTACTTGCAGTCTTTTCCATTCAGTTGTAGTTTTAGCATTTAATATTGCTTTACTTCCAAGATACACATATACTTGTGTTGCAACACTAGTTTTTATCCAAAACGAAAAAGTATAATTTCCAGTAACTTTTATTGGCTTATAATTTTTCGTTCCAAATTGTGCTCCAGTTCCGTTTATTTTGATTGCATTTTTACCGCCATCTACATCCTGAACTCCATACTCATATGTATATGCACTCTGTGTAGACCAATAATCTTTAACATTTTGTTCTGTTAGATAATAGCCTTTAATAATATTGTCCGATGTAATATCTTGGACTTGTTTTACGACTTCTTCCTGTGCTATATCAGTAACGCTTTTATCTCCTAATGTAAACTGTGAAGCTGCTATTGTTACTGCACCAGTGGTTTTGTCAATGGAAAAAGTGGTTTTTCCATTACTATCAACAACCCTAATTCCTTTGGCTTTCACGTATTCTCCATTTACATAGACATTTCCATTTTCGTCTAAGTAAATTCCCTGTGCTTTGCCGCCGTTTGTAAGTTTGTTGAAAATATCGGCTTGTGTCTGTCCATCGACAGCTGATTTTGCTGAGCTATTAGCAATCTCATTGACTGTCTTTCCTTGTAAGGAAAAAGTTTTTGGAGCTAAGATGACGTTTCCTTTGCTGTCGATTTCTAAGGTTACTTTCTTGTCATCGTCAATAACTTTCAGCCCTCGACCGTTAATTCTCTCACCGGCAAGCAATCCAGCTAAAATGTACTTTGCATTGATATATACTTTTCCGTCTTGAATGTAGATTCCCTGTTCCGTTCCACCTTTTGTGAGTTTATTGAACACTTCATCCTGTCCAAGACTGGTATCGTAATTGTCAATTGCATTTTTGATATCATCTTTGTCTGCATACTTGAAATCTATCCAATCAGATGCGTCAAAATCTCCATCAACACGATTTACAGTGGAGGTTTTGAGGGAAGCCTTTCCTTCACTATTGGTTGTTACCCACAAGTCGCCTTCGTAATATGGTGGTTTCGGCTGAACCATATAGACAGATGACTTCCCATCTATCTTGTCCAATAATTCATCTGGAATTGATTGTGGTTGCCAGATGCCAGATTTGTATATCCACTGGGTGTTATCCGTGGTATTATGCCAAAGATCGCCTTCATGCTCTACCTTCTCAGATTCCCATACCAAAACAATTTCATTCCCGGATTCATCCAGAATCTTGTTTCCGTCAATATCACACCATGGATATTCCTCTGTTTTTGTCCATTTTACAGATGGATCGTTTGGCTGATACCAAGTCTCAATTTTCCCGTCTATCTGCGTCTTTAAAGAATTAAGTGAATCTTTAAAAACACCATTGATAAATAAGTCTAAAGAGCTATCATCCGTATACTTTGAAGCCTTTTCCCAATCATCCACTGAATAAGAGCCGCTTGCTCTGGCAACCTTACATCTCATCAAATCGCCAGTTTTGCCTTGCGTCCATAAGTCTCCAATATCGTAAGGCGGTTCTGGTTGAAATACGAATGCTCTACGCTTATGATCTGCCGTATCTTGCGCTTTTTCTGCGGCGGCAAGTGCTAACGTGATATCGGTATCTTGTACCAATTGCCATTTCCAAGTTGCCCCATCTTGCATAAAACGGTATGCATATCCCTTGGATTTCCAGTAAAATAAGTCACCCTCATGTTTCTTTCGTTCTTCGTTTGTAGTCCATCCAGAAGCCGGGATATTCTGTAAGGTTGGTTCATAGTCATAAAAAAAAGTCTCAATCTGTCCGTCGATTTGAGACTGTAAATTATTGATATCAGTTGTGTATGTATTGCTTATAAAATTATTTACTTCTGTTTCTGCTTTTTCCTTTGCAATTGCATTGACATCTTTTCCTTTGATTTGTATAGAATCTGCATTGATAATAACTCTTCCTGTTGTTACATCAACCAGGAAAGTTGTATTTCCATCTTTATCAATAGCCTTAATGGTTCCCGTATTAATCCAGTCAGCATTAACACCTGTAGCATTAAGAATTCTGGCAATCACATCACCATCAACAGTCATACCACCATTCCAATGTTGTCCGCCATCTGTAGAAACAGCCCACGCTTCCGCAGTCATTTTCCATACAATATCAGAATCGGATAACTGTGGCTTGTTGTGAAGATAATAAATATTGCTTCCGTCCGGCTGTTGCTCTACGGTAGTATATACGCCAGAGGATTCCGCTAAACGATTAGACAACTCCTCTATAGCTTTTTCTCTGGCGGTACGTTCATCTCTTAAATTCTTTTTGTTTTCTGCCTGTACTTGTTGATTAAGGCTGTATTGTTTCTGCTTATTCCTAGATACACTCTTAGCACTGCATTCAAGTTGCTCAAATGTGCCTGGATTCAAAGCAACAGAAGTTAGGAAGCTCTTGTACTGTTTCCCATTTCTGTCGGAAATCTCAATGGTGTCACCAGCTTCCCATGCAATATTGGTCAATGCGCCTGTGGTAAACGGTCTGAATTTCAGCCCCACGCACCTGTCTGCGATAATTTGACAGATTTTCTCGCCAGAGCCTTCTTGAATTAGCTTATTATCACTAATTTCGATAACATAGCCAGATTCCCCCGACTGATATGTTTTCGCTTCATTTTGAGAAGAATTTTCAACGTATTCTGTAACTTTTACACCTGTTATTTCGATATCGTACAGCCATGGTGTGAATCCATTTGTATCTATGGCTGTAATACCCTTTTGCATAACAGTGATAATCTGTGCGCCAGTAGTATCTAAGATATCTTTTCCTTCAATATCTTTCCATGGTACTTCTTCCTTATTATAAAAATCGTCTGGCACTTCATTTTTATACCAGTCAAGGCATAATCTGCCGTATGCATCTGTTTTCGCCCACTGACAGCCCATCTGCGCTACCCATGCAATTACCTGTCGGAAAGTAATGCTACTATCGTCTGGTCGATTCTGAATCACAAAATCATCATTATCAAACCTTGTAGATTGAAGTGTTACTCCGCACACCTCGCAAGCATCCTGGATGATCTGTAATCTGGTTGCTGGGTATGTCAGCTTGCTATCTGAATAATCACGATCAAATAATCGCATGGAATCTTCGCAAGCCAAACTGATTATAGCTGTATTCTGATATGGTGCATCCGTTACTGTCATGGTACAGATACGGATTTTTTCAATACCAGTAGATAATTCAAGCCCAATATGGCAAACAACTCTTGCTCCGTCCCAGATGTAATCTGTGTACTTGCCAGAAAAGTTGTTGATCTGCAATGTCAGCTTATTTACGATAGCTGCGCCGATATCAAAAGAACCACTTTGCGATACTGCATCCTCAAATTTGAAGCCATTAGACCATAAATCTTTGTCGGTAATGGATAATGTGCTTCCGTCTGTAAAGGTAAAATCTGCATATTTCAGATAGTTACGGTTCCCACTATTCTGTTGTTCTTTAAATTCCGTTGATAAATTTCGCATATTTTACCTCTCGATAAAGTCAAAACTAAGTCCTTCCATGCGCTCATTTCCAACCCACCAGCACTTAAAAGGGGATTCCCTGTCCCCAACATAAAATGTTCTGGTTTCGTGCTTATTTGCGGATAACAGGTCTGGATATGTGACCTGTATGTACTCTGGATTTACTGCCTGTATAATTTTGCAAGCAGTGTCCCAGTCTGGGCCATTCCAACCTACAGACAGCTTTCGTTTCTGTCCAACTCTGTTTTTATGCATGGTCGTATCGTCTGTTCTGCCAGATTCTGCCGCCGATATATCCTGTAACCCCCAAGTAAAAGAAGAAGGACAGGGCAATGCTACCCCATCCACTTTAAGAAATACTTCTGCCATATGCTAACCCTCATGTATTTTTACACACGAAAAAAGCGCCTACCCCGAAAGGTAAACGCTTTAAAAATTGCTTATTATGATTTTATAGTATAACATACGGTGAAAGTATCATTCAGTATACTTTGGTATCATTTCACTGTTTTTAAAACTTCCTCTAAGTACAGATATTCGAGCAACTTATATGTTCTTTTGAGATCATAATAATCATCTACTTTTTCCAAAAGTTTCTTGATTTCTTCTTTATAGTCAATCATTCTACAATTCCTCCCAACACTCTAATCAACTTCTGTTTGCGGTTATACTTCAAAATCTCGGAAATCTGCCCCATCATATCATCCATTGTCATGTTGCTCTTCATGCTATTGCAACGCTTACAAGCCAGTTGCAGATTCTTAATATCATTGGTGCCGCCCCGGGACAACGGCGTAATGTGGTCGATTGTCATTTTCTTGAATTTGACAGGTTTACCGCATATTGCACATTTTCCGTTGCACTTGGCGTACACGCTCTTCTTCTGAAAGTCATTGAACTGGATTCTGCTTGCCATACGATCACGCTTTCCCGATTAACTGTTTGGTAAAGAGATACATTCCCTTTAATTTTGACAGGTCTTTCAAATTGATAAGATTTTCAATGATTCTCTGTCTGTACATATACTCGTCCAGAAGCACTAAGCACTCGTTGTTATCTGCGTTTAGTTCGTCGATTGTTTTCTGTAATTCAGCCTTTGTCATTTTATTTTCCTCCTGTGTATCCCTGTAAAAATCTAATTAAAAGAATCTCTGCTGTGCGTTTTCTGTATCAATCTCATTCTTCAAGAAAACTGGCGGTTTGTATTCTCCAATAATCTTGACTGCCTGTTCTACTTGGCTTCTCTTAATTGCCTTGTAGCTTTTTACCTGGAACTGGTAGCGCAGATTGGAATGAATGTTACTGTAAATTTTCTGACGAATGGAACGGCTATTGTAAGCATTGGATTCCTTACCGCCAAGCACCAGCGTTCCTTTTCTCTTTACTGCTTCCGTGATTTTCTCCGCTTCAATCGGGAGAATCGGCAAATCCATTTTCAAAGTCTCAAACTCTGTCTGGATATCGTCAATCCGCTTATTCAGTTCTACGTTTCCCTGTGCTAGAAGCTGAATCTGTTCGGGGATGGTCATTGGTACTGGGTGGCGAACTGTTTCTTTTAATTTGTCCTCTACTTTGAGAAAATATTGTCTGGCTTGCTCACCTTTGACACTCTTTGATTGCATGGAAAGTTTCTTTGCAAAGCTGGCAGAGAGTTTATAATCTTCTCTTTGAATAACGCCACCTGTCGGTGTCTCGACATTGATGTCGAGTCGCACATAATCTTCATTCTCCATTGCAAAATCATTTTCAATAATATTTCTTTTGCACCATCTTGAAAACTGTCCTTGTGCAAGTTCTAAAAATGAATATAGTTTTCTTGCAGTAGTCATGCCCTCTTCATCAATTCCAAGCGCAATCTCAATAGGTGTCTGGTTTGCTGTGTTAATTGTGATTTCGTTCATATATTAAAAACCTCCTGTGAAATTTTGATTTTTTATTTGCAAACAGGAGGCATACAGTGTTATAATTTGTATAGCCTCCTATTTGGTGGCAGAATCATTTAAGAGATTCTTAACTTTGGTCGGTCGGGAATCTCTTATTTTTTATCACTCTGGAACATTTTATCATACTGCATTTCAATTCCAATTCTCACAATTTCAGACCTTGTAGTAGCCTTTTCAAGTGCAACAGCATCCAGTTTTTGAAGAGTTTTCTTGTCTAATCTTGTCCTTAACATATAGTCTTTTGGATTGTCAGTTAATTTTGTTCCGATTTTCATAGCAGCCATTTATATCACCTCTCTTTCTTTGTTGCTACAATCCTATTATAGTGTGTAGCAACAATCCTGTCAAGTATTATTTTCATTTTTTTCAAATTTCCTATTCCACTATCCGTTTTGGAGTGGTAAAATAGGTATATCATACTAAAGAGGGGGATTTTACATGAAAAGAAAATTTGTTATGGTTTTGGCTTTAACATCCATTTTTTCAAGTGTTACGCCTGTGTTCGCTAAAACAGATAAAGAAATTCTTTTTAGGGATATTCCATGGGGAACTTCTTTCTCAGATACAAAGGATTTGTTTCCAGATCAGTGTCTTTATGGCATACAATTAGATGGGATAAATGCAATGAGTACAAAAGAAGTATTAACTGGTTCGTCTGACGATTCCAATGTTTATGATGGTAAAATCTGCCTTTATGCTCAGCCATTAGATATAGCAGATGTAGATGTAGCTGGATATTCTACTCCTTACTTGAATTTTTACTATTCTTATAACATTAATGAAAATAAAATAGATTTTGATGATAGTAACACTTTGTTATATGGTGCGCAATATGAATTTGAACCGCAAGATATAGACTCTATGTATTCTGATTTATTTGAAAAACTTTCATCTGTCTATGGTGATCCTGATAAAACAGAGAGCGATACTACTCAATGGGGAATAAAAAATACTTATACATGGTGGTATGGCGCTAACAATACTGCTTTAGTTCTTCGGGCATCCAATTTGTCAGATTATGATGATGATTTAGAAACTAACAATATATATATTTCTTATGTCTGGCAAAAAGGAGATGAATTATTAAAAACTGCCGATGATACATTATCTCAAATGCAAATGGATGGTGAAACTGAAATTTATGGAAATGGTTCCACCAACGGATTATAAAAGGCTAGGGATTTCTCCCTAGCCCTAATCGTTTTATCAATCTTCGCCCTCTACAATTTTCATTCCCTTTATCGGAATTGTAAATGTAGTTGTTGGTGCTCCCCAATAAAAATTTTGACTAATCTTAATAGTTACTGGGCTTTTAGTATCGTTTAAACAAATACGATACACTATGTTCTTCGTGCTTTTTTCTGGAACATCACTTCTGGGACTATTTTCTGAACCGTCCCAAGAATCATTCAAGTATATTTCTTGTCCATTTTGATATGCTTTAACTTCAAATTCGCCGCTTGGGTGAAAATAAACAGTTGCTTTGTTGGTTACTTCAAATTTAGGTTCAAAATAATATGTTCCGTAATAGTCAAAAATCTCACCAGAAACATATTTCACCTTACAACGATCAGTTTCATATACCGTAGACGTTGGATTTGTGGTAGCCTTTTTGTTCTTAACCACCACTTTGACTTTTTTGCTGACCTTTCCAGACTTTACAGTTATGTATGCTGTTCCATTCTTCTTAGCAACAATTTTTCCTTTACTACTTACTGTTGCCACTTTCTTGTTAGAGGAAGAAAACTTAACAGTGTCTTTTGAGTTAAATGGTGTCTTGTTTGCCTTAATGGTAAACGTTCCACCCTTTGTAAGATTGACTGTTGTTTTATTCACGGACAGTTTCTTTGTTTTGACAGCCTTACTCTGTACAGTTAAGTTAATGTCCACAGTAACGCCACTTTCTAAAGTTGCTGTAATGATAGTTTTTCCAGTTTTCTTTAATGCTTTTATTTTAAAACTTCCGTTCTTATTCACGGCGGTAACTTTTGCGAGTTTTTTATTCTTTGGAACAACAGATTTTAAGTAATCACCGTTCACCATTCCAGTAATTTTAACAGCTGTAGTTGATTTACCTTTTTGTAGAATTACATTTTTGTAATTTGCTTTTCCAGTCGGGCGAACAGCGTCGCCATACCTCATTTCCTTTTCTCCGCACTTAGAACATCTTCTAACAATTTCAGATGAACTATAATATGTGGCTGCTTTTTCTTCTTTCCATTCAGACCAATTATGCCCTGTTGGTTCTGCAAGAACTTTTCCGCACCTTGTACAATATTGTGATTCAGTACATGTTGCAGGTTTACCAAGGCAGTGACCTAATGCATTTTTAATCACTGCACCACATTCTACGCAAATTTGGTCATCAACACATGTTGCCTTTGGGCCTGGTGTATGTGGTGTCTTGCTTGCCAATACTGCACCGCAAACTGTACATGTCTGTTCTTTCGTGCAAGTGGCTTCTGCACCAGGTACATGCCCTTTGGCGTTTCTTAGTATAATTCCACACTTAGTACATTTCTGTGGCGTTGTACATGTCGCATATGCTCCTGGGGTGTGCCCTGTTGCTTTCTTTAGGACAGCTCCGCAAGTCGTACAAACTTGGTCTTGTGTGCAAGTAGGCTCTGCGCCAGGTGTATGAACGTGAACCGTTGGTGGCTCAATATTATTTATTTGCGCATCAACTTTTAAATTTCCATTAATTTTTCCGTTATTCCAGAAATTTCCGTAAGAAAATCCTGTTGTAACACCATTCTCTGTTTTTGTTGCAGAGTTTAAAAGGATTCCTCCATAGTAATAATTTAAGCAAAACAGAGTTCCACTAACATTAATAGTTCCATGGTTGTAGAAATCTCCAAAAACATATATGTTGCCATTTACGGTAAGGGTTCCATAAAACGTGTAAGTCCCACCATTTACAACGTATAAGTTTCCATCAACTGTTCTTCCGCTAAATTCCTGTAGGCTTCCATTCCCGACTACAAAATCGCCATATTGAGTATAGCCAGTATTGTAATATTTTTCTGCCGATACTGGAACTGCCATACAGACAATCAATAACATGACTGCCAAAACTGATACTAACTTTTTCACTTTCTTCATACATACGTACCTCCCAATAATTGATACCCATATTGTACCACCTTGGAACGTATTCTGGAAGCACTATTTCGCTTTTCTATCAATTTCCGCAGTTACAGCAAACAAAAGAGCTTCGGCAAATTTCGCACCGACCGAATCGGAGTATTTATCGTGAATCCGGCTTGCTTCCATGGTGAGATTTTCCCACTGTGGAATATCGTCCTTTGAGATAAAGGCATACTTCTTGTGGATGTTCCATATTTCCTGCCAGATGGAAAAGTAAGTCTGCTTAAAGTCCATCAGCGTAAAGCACTCCATGATATTTCTCAAGCCTATATTTCTGCTTGATATTTGGATATTTTTCGTGATCCACTTCACTGTAAAACATATTTTTCGGTCTGGCAAATAATTTCTTGTCACCATACAAGGCTCTGTATACCACAAGGTCTTCCTTTGTTTCTGTATGCATGGCAAAACCGACAATCTCATACAAATACTCGTTGTTGCGTGGCTCCTTGATGGTTTCTCTCTTAAAGTGCTGTACAATATCCCCTGGTTCAAATAATGGTCTGTTCATTTTCCTTGTTACCTTTCTCCACAATTAATTAATTTCTTTGCTCGAATTTCAATTTTCTTGGCTTGTTCCTATGTTTTATCGGGTGATAGGTTTTGAAACGAATTTGATTATTTTATCGCAGTAATTCTTTGTCAATAATCTGGAAGTTCGCCCTGTGGATATAAAGAGCTTTTCCGTCAATCATTAACTTTGTCATTTTAGGTAGATCATCCGGGATTTTCCAGAACACCTCGTCACCAGAATATGCGGCTATCGGCTGTCCAAGTTGGGATTTAATTACTACAACCCTAGATTTTCCGAAATAATTTTTATAATAATTTAGAATCCCGGCTATGTATGCGTTCTCTGAAATCTTCCCGGTTGAATGACTGGTAATATCTTCCTGGGTAAAATCAACCTCCGGCTCCAATCCTTTTTGCTCAAAAATACAAGTATCACCACAGCTTTCAATTTCTTTACCGTCAATCAGAATTGTAATAACGGAAGATACGTCATAGCTGGTTGTTTCGTTACCCTCGCTATCGTAGCCCTTAGATTTCGTTTTATTCCCGGAAATATTAATCTTGTCCCCAGTGGTGGTCATAACCTTTTTGCCGTAGTTATCGTAGGTATAGATTGTGTAGCTGTTTCCAGAAAGATTTCCTTTCACGTCATTCATGTAATCGTCATTCGCTGCACAACCTGTTAGCCCTGTGATAATGCAAATAAAGGTAATTATCGCCAGTAGTGTTTTGATTCTTTTCATGGTTTTTGTCCTCCCTCATATGTCTCATAATCAATCGTCCCCAGATCACCGTACACATCTGGGTAATAGATTCCAACCCAAAAGTTATCTTCCATTGCTTTGTAGTAAGTTACTTTTACATTCCATCTCTGTACCTCGTCAATAATTTCTTTGTTAAGAAGTCCGAATTGATCTCGGCAAGCTTCACTTTCCAGTTTGTAAGTCAATGCTTTGTATTTCTCGGCATTTGCCTGTCTGGTGGCGGTAACATTGGTTTTGGTGAGAAGTAAAATCAATCCGGCTACCAGGAACCATACTACACTGATGAAAGAAATTACCACACCAAAAGACAGTATAAATCCACTCACATTTGAATACTCATATTTGTAGCTTAAAGATTCGCCTATTCTATTTGCAATCAGAATAACAACGCCGACCGCAAAAATGATTACTGATAGCCAAAATATCATAGTGTGTCCTCCCTGTCTTCAACTTTCATTAACAAATTTTTCCGTATGTAGCCAGACATGAAATGCGAATAATGGTGATCCGTGTACTCACTGAATGAAGTTCCGAAATATTCATCAATCACTTTCATGTATGTTTCAATCTCAACATTCTGGAAATAATCTGGATTTGGCCCGAATCCAAACTTGTCCAGGATATTGTCCAAAGCGTCTTGATTGATTTTTATGTGCGGTTTTCTGGTTCGCTTTTCGTACATCTTGAAGAAATACTTCGATACTACCAGAAAGCGGTTGGTTGTGTATGGGCTTGTCGTATATCCTAGTTCTTCAAGTTGTATCGTAACTTGGTTCTTGAATGCAGACCAGTTAAAAAATTTACGGTCTATTGGAGTATACTGGATGCTCTCTTCGGTCAACATATTTTTGATATGTTGAGAATTGAACCACTCGTTAGAGTGGTATGCATTTTTCTCTTCTTTTTTTAACTCCGTAGGAGATGTAGTATCTGGTTCATCATTAATATCTGAAATATAATCTCTGTTTGTAGTTTCTGGTATTGTTTGACGGTTTGAATCGTATTGATCGTTCATTGGTGCTTCATTCATTGCGCGCTCACGCGCATTGGAAAAATCATCTGGCAAATTAATTTTGTAATCGCTTAATTGATAACCTTTTTCTTTAAGTGCTTTTGCTATATTTACAAGGCTAACACGATATTGTAAAGTTCTGTCCCATTTGTATTTTGGGTTATTTCTTTTTGAAATAAAGCCCATATTAACCAGTTCATTGATATACCGCCTTACTTGGCTCACAGATAAGCCAAGCATGATTTCATTGGATAGTTCTTCTGCTGTTTTGTATATCCAGCCATAAAATAATTCCTTTTCTTCTTCTCCATTTTTTCGTGCGATTTCATTTTCTTTTTCAATGAATTTATCTGCATCGGAAACTCTTTCAGACCAATAAATAAATTGTTTTAATATGATTGCTTTACGAAAATCTCCTGTAATAGCAAGCAAATCTTCACGCAAAACTACTTTTTTAATTTTCTCCATCTTATTCACCTGCCGCTCTGTCTAATTTATCGTGAAATTTTCTATGGCAATTTTCGCATAACACTATGAGATCGTTATCTGCAACTGATCTCATATGTTCTCGTCCGTGATTTTCATATGTTTTATGGTGGACATTAAGTTTTCCACTCTTTCCGCATAGCTGGCAACGGTAATTTGCACTTTTTAACTTATAATTTCTAACTCCATCCCAATACGGTGTATGTAAAAAATCGTTATAATCCATATTGTTGATTTCGTTGCAAATTTCTTCTTCGTCTGGATTATTTCCATATTTTTGACACATAATATAGTTAACTTTATCTTTTGCAGATACGCCATCACTAAAGCAAGCATTAGGATTTAGATACGCCTTGTATCTGAGGGTACGATTTGCAAGTTCCTCTTTCCTTTCTTTTTCCCATTTTTCATGAGATATAGATTGTTCGATCTTTCTTTGCTTCTGATATTCTGTTTCGCACTCATCGCATCTGAAATACTCATTATTAGTATCTTTATTATTGATACATTTAATCATATTTAAAATTCTAGTTTTAGAAATCATCCGAGTATATATTTTCCCACAAATAGGACATTTTATTTGATATTCATATAAAACCTTATCTGTGGGAGTTAAGTTATCATATCTATAAAATGCATTAGTGATTTCTGTTGTTTTTGCATTCATCAGAATTTTTGTAAGTTCAAAGTCGATAAGATCTCCACGTTTTATTAAATTGTCATTTTTTCGGATATCAGAAAAGACTACATTTTTGATAAATTCTTTGTTCATATAGATAACCTCCGTATTGGTTGTTGGCGTACCATGAACCGCCAGAATCCGTAATTATAAAACAGTGGACAGGCGTATTACGGTTTACGCTTTTCGGGAGCTACCCTATCCCACTGGTTTTACCAAAATTAACGGTTAAAACAAAAAAGAGCCGCCAAGTAAGATAAAAATTCCTCAAAATCGAGAAATGTTAATTTCTTCTTAGCGGCTCAAAAATTCAAGACCGTGTGTACTTCTTCATTGAAGAAATTATACCACACAATCAGTCAAAAATCAATATGCCGGGGACGGTTTGAAACGGCTATCGGTGTCATTCTGGGCTTTTGTTACGGCTTTCGCAATCTCGCTTCCGTCCAGAATAATGCTATTCATAATGTACTGCGGATTCTTGTTTCCGCTGTTCATACTCATTGCCATTGCAACTCCCTGGGCTACTGCTTTTGCCATTTCTTCTTTTGTAAGTCCCATGCTTCCGTCCGAACTGGAAACAATGCTGTCTGCAATCTTCTTCATGGTTCGTGGGTTTTCCAACGGAAGAACAGCTTCGGAACCGGCTTCTCCGATACCAATTACCTGTGCGCCGTTGAAAAGGCCACCTTTGGCGTACCAATTAGGCTTATAAACTGGTGTAGAACTGGTTCTTCCACCGCCAAGATCATGTTTTCTCCACTCTGAAATATAATAAGTCAGAGTCGGTAAATGTACTTGTTTCATGCCGTCAGCGAATGATTGAGCAGTTTCCCGACCAATTGATGTAAGATTAACATTAAATAATCTTTTAATTTTATCCGAAATCCCGGACAAATTAGATTCTGTGTAGGTTTTCATTTTTCCAGTTTCCGTGTCAACTTTACCAGAAGCCTTTTCCCAAATCTGGTTTGTATTGATAAGGACAGAAGACCAATAGCTTTGAATGGTTGTCATAACCTTACCCATTACATCTTTGGTATCGGTGTCCATGGTTCCGAGGGCTGTCGATACAGCACTTGCAGAATTTTCCCAGTTGGTTTTAGAGTTGGTTTCAACATCATCATTCGTGTTCTTTATCTTCGACCAAATGGAAGGCATTGTGCTTTCTGTGCTTTTTTTCATTCCAGCCATTGCCGTGCTTACTGCAGTATTGGCGAGACCAAAGCCAGTTTTTGTCTTGGATGATACGGAGCTAGAAGCATTTGCAACAGCGGTAGTAATACCTCCCACTGCTGTTTTCACAGATGTATTCATTCCATCGAAAGAATTCTTTGCACTTGTTTCCATTGTGACAACTGCATCTGGAAAATCTTTTCTGAGTTTTTCATCTAATTCATCTAACGGAACGCCAGCATTTTTTAATGACGTATAAACTGCGTCTAGTGCTTCTTCTGTATTAGCATATGTTCTTCCAGATATTGCACTATCAAGAGCATCTTTAGCAGTTAAGTAGTCTCCACTAAATTGCTCGGAACTAAGACTTAAAAGATAAAGTTCGTCTTTCAAATCAGATATACTGATTTTGGTTGTGTCAAATTTTCCAGCTGATTCAGACACACCATCTCCAAGGGCTACAGCTTTATCAGTAATATCTTCCAAAAATCCAGTTGATACACCCGCCTGTGCGCCGTATTTTTCGAGAATTTTTCTTGCATCTTCGGTTGATACGCCAAATTCTCCAAGTTTCTGAATGAAACTATCGTACATTTCAGAATTTGATTTTCCAGCACTTTCATCTGCTTCAATTAACTTCCAGAGCTCTTCTGCTTGGTCTTGTGTTATTTTATGCGCGCTTTCCATCTCGCCTGTATAATCATGGAGATAACCACCTGTTTGTGTGAGAATACCATTTCCACCTTGCGCAGCTTCTGTAATACTTGCAATTCCTTTAGCAAGTTTAACAGATAATGCCGTTGCAACAAATACAATCCCAGCAGTTCCAAATATAGCACCAAGTGTTGAAGAAAACGTTTTAAGTCCGCCTGTTGAAGCTGTTTCCGCTGCATCTCCAACTCCCTTTATTGCTTCACTTGCCGCACTTGTACCATTTCCTATCACATCCGCAAGTTTATCTGCAATTAGTTCTGCATTTTTCTTTTCAGCTATTTTGCCTGCAATATGTCCCACAAGTGAACCAACAAGAGTTCCAATACCTGTAATATTTGCTATTTTTACTGCAATAAACGCTTTTGTAAGCCATTCTGCAATATGTCCGGCTATCGGGTGTTTTTCCTCTAATCCATCAAACAATCCGTTTAATGCGCTGGTAAGACCAGTCAATAACAAATCAGCCGCAGTACTAAGTATTTCACCCCATGGTAATTCGCCAAGGAATGTTCCAACACCTTGTCCAAATTCATAAAAAGTGTCTTTGGTGAGAGAATCTTTTAATGCTGTACACAAATGAGATATAAAATCTCCAAGAGCCTGTCCATTTTCTTTCCAGTTTGTTTCTTTGATGAATTTAGCGATTCCATCTCTTATCTTGGTTGCGAGATCATCCCAATTAAATGTTTCTGTAAATGATTTTAAGCTTTCGAACGCTCCGTTTAATAAACCAGAAAGTGCATCTGCAATTGTGTTCATGTCTATCTTTTTGATTGCACCATTTAAGGCTTTTCCAATAGCAGTGCCAAGCTCACCCCATCCAGTAATTCCAGCACCATCTTTTTTAGACATATCCTTTACAAAGCCAGAAAGCATTTTCCAAGATGCCATAAAACTATTTCCGATTAAGTTTCCAAGACCTGTCCAGTCAATTTCCTTTATAGCGCCTTTTAAAAGTTGAGACAGTTTTGCCCCTATTCCAGAAAAATCTATTCCTCCCTCTCCGAGCAACAGGTTTAGGGTATTTACTGCCGTGTTGATTCCAGCCCCAAGCAATCTTCCCATTAAGTCGAAATCAATTCCGCTAACCATGGAATTAAATGCTGTTGTAAATGCATTTACAAATTCGGTTATTTTCGGGCCAACATTATTCCAACTAATAACTTCATATATTTTTTCCATTCCAACATTTATCATATCTGCAATAGTGGAGCCTAGTCCCTTCCAGTCTTTATTGATAAATGCTTTTCTGATTTTAGCAGCCCATTTATTAATTGGTGTTTCGTCAACAGTCAAAACTTCATCCAGTGAATCTTGTATTCCAGCAAAACTATCTGCCAAATCTCCAAGTCCAGAACCAAGACTTTTAGATGCAGTTCCAGAATTATCGGAATTATCGGTAAGCTGATTCAATTGGTCGAATGGCAATACGGAAAGTGCCTTTTTCAGTTTCTTAGCAGATGATGTAGCGTCATCAAGCCCAGAAGATGCGTCATCACCAGCTGTTTCTATACCACCTAAATTAGATACGATATCACTAACTCCACTCTGCGAGCCTTTTAGTTTCTTTCCCATCAATACATACATGAAGTTACGGAACACATTCGCAGCTTGCATAAGTTTTGACATAAGTGCATTAAGAGCTTGAATAGCAGGAAGAATACCAGCAATCAAACCTTGCCCGATCACTGCGGAAAGTGACTGGAAGTTCAGAGTTAGTAAACGTAATTGATTTGCGTATGTCAATTAATGTTATCCTATAGGCTTTTTATCCTATAGTTCTTATAGTTTCCTATAAGTTCGGCGTACATTTTCATCCCATAAGGATGTCGGATACTCTTGGGGATATTATATTCTAAACTCTTTAATAAAAAAGAGCCTAGGTTCAATCCCTACGCTCTACAATGTGCTATAGCTTTTGTTCTATAGCCTTATCTCGGTATTAACTTATTGACTTATCCATTTATATCCAAATGCAGTTCTATCAGGTTTGTCGATTACCTTGTGTATGCCCTTGTAGCACACACCTAATTCTTTTCCTGCATCCGATATTCTATTAAACACTTTTAATATTTCTCCTGTATCAGGGTTTACTTGAGCTACTTTTCTACCTTTTTTTCGTTTTTGATAATCACTCAAATCTTTTATCGGGAAATCTTCTTCATATACAAAAATAAAGCCGTTTGCAGATTTATATGTTTTACTTAAAACTCCAGAAATAGTCGTACGATTAGCACCCGTCACTTCTGAAGCTTCTTGGACGTTTTTGAATTTTTGTATGAAATTTCCGTTGCTATCACATTGAATAATACTTCTCATGCTTGTTGATTCTGGCGGAGCGTACTTTCGTGATCCATAACGTTGAAAGTCTTTCTCATACATGAAAATGCACCCATGGTCAGTACGCGTTTCACTCCTGCAAGATTCCAACACACAGCTTGCGCAAAAGCCGTCTTTCTCTGCTTCAGCTGCACTATCATATCTTTTAATAAAAGTTCCATCTTTTGCAAGGCAAACTACAGGAATTGAGTTATGTCCGCCAACTCCTCCTTTGTTTTCGTTGTATCCACTATGATAAGTATTATACAGTGTGATATAATTTCTTTCAAGTTTTAAAGCTTTTTTTCTTGTATCACAAGTTTCTAAAATTTCCCATTCAAAATTATCTGTTCCGTATTTTTCAATTGCATCGTGAAATTTACATTTTTCCTTTTTGTAGCATCTTTCGTGCTGCCATTTTCGATTACGGAAATTGCTTGTTTGCCCGATATAAGATTCTTGAGTTATTTTATTTGTAGCTCTGTAAATATAATATGTTCGCATTAAATCACCTCAAACATATTATAACAAAATGTTCGTATTAAGTCAACTTAGCTTTCACCGATTTTACCCGATTTTCACTGATGTATTACTACATCAGGCGGCACATAGTCTACCGGATGTCCTAGCGAAATCCCCTTGCACATCACCTGTAACTGACATTAAATAGTTATATCGAAGAGCAACTTTTTCAGCTTGGGACATTGCATTATAAGATGTTGTAATTCCCCTTGAAAGGGCATAAGCCTCCATATTTGCAACGGATAAATTAATGCCCAATTGTCTTAAAGGCTCAATTTCCCCGGATATTCCAGAGCGTATTTTCTGAAAAGCAGTATCAGTATCAATGTTGTAAAATGATGCAATATCCCCGGCTAATCCGGCAAGAGAAATTGACATTTTAGAAGCTGCATCTTGCGCAACACCAGATGATTTCATCATTGCCATCATGGTTCCAGAATATTGCTTTGCTGCCAATTCTGATAATCCAAATTGTTCTTTGGCCGTAGAAGCAAATTTGTAGGCTTCATCTGCCATGCTTCCAAAGGAAACATCTACAACATTTTCGATTTCTGTAATAGCAGAGCCAAAACCAATTGCACTTTTTCCTAAATTTGCCAGACCACGAATAGCCTTAAAACCGATAGCAGTTTTAAGCAAATTTCCGAGATTAAAAGAAGCGGTTTTAATTCCAGAACTACTATTCCCGAGACGTTGAAACCATCCAATAATGCCTTTTACCCCGGTTCCAATTATAGAAGAAGTTTTACTAACAATATTACCAAGGCTAGATGTTGCAGATGATAATTTAGAAAACGCACTGGATATAGAATTTGTAGCGGAATTTACCTTTCCCCCTGCATTAGCCAACTTTGCCAGTGCTTCCGTCATGCGGATTGTGTTATCACTGATTTTTGGTGCGGTTTTCATTACATCAAAGAAAGATAATACTTCCTTTGCTAGTGTTCCAAGCTGGCTTGACGTTTGTCCGATTTTATTTCCAGAGCTTGCCAATTGTGCAATAGACTGAACTAACCTATTTACAGGTTCAGATATATCGCCAACGCTCGTAAAACTCTCTACGATTGATTTAAGATTTCTTCCAAGCCCAGGCAATTCAGCCGATACATTTGCAATATATTCATCGGAATTGGCTAGTCTAGCCATTGAATTGACAAAACGATTAACACTGGTAGATACATCTGGTATTTCCGATAAACCTGATAATTTAGTGATTATTTCTCCGAGTTTTCCTGTGTCAAAACTACTTATATCAACCTGGCTAAGCCTGTTGATTGAGTTGATAACTGCATTCAGTCCAGAACCTTTATAATCTACTCCGCCCATTGTCTTTATGGAATTTGAGAATTTTCCAATTCCATCAGCAATGCTTGTCATTTTCCCTATATCAAGTTCTTTTAGTTTTCCAAGTTCCCTTACACAACCACGTAATCCGTTTGTATTAACTCCGCTTAATGCGGAATTAACTTCTGTGAGTTTATTTGAAAGATTAGTCAGCGCACGTACTGCTTTTTCTGTACTACTGCTAATTTGTATATCAAGGGTATCAATGGTATTTTCAGCCATTTTATTTATCCCTCCTTTTTTTACAAAAAAATAAAGGGCAGACAAGACTTATTCATCCTGCCTGCCCTTTTCATGGTTAAGTTCAAAGTTTGCCTGCATGAGTTGCAAGCTTGCCAAAAGTGCGTTTCTCTGTTTTTTCTTTTCTTCTTCGGAAAGTATGCCTTCCTGTTTACGCTTTTCTTCCTCTGCTGATTCCAGTAAAGGTTTTTTCAAATACTCTGCTTTAGATTTTTTCCCCATTAAAGCATTCGCAACAGCCGTGAATGTGGCTGATGTTTCATAAATGCCAGCTTGCCAGAGTTCGGCATCTTTCCTCTTTTGGCGTATCTTTTCAGCTTCGAGATAAGGTTTTAATTCAGCTGGCGTAGAATCCATAAATTCTTCTTTGGATACACCGATAGAGAGGTATAAAGGAAGAATCTCTTGGTAAACAGCTTCTCGAAAAGTTAATTTTTCTTTTTGTGATCCTGTGGAAGCTTCGTTGCATTCTTCTCTACTGCCTGTGCTTCTGCTACTGCATTCAGCAGACCGGATAAAAAACCATTTTTCTCCAATTCTTTGTCAAGAAGTTGGTATAAATCAAATCCACTTTTTGGATTTTCCTCGGTTCCTTCATCTTCGTAATCATCCAAAAGGTCACAGACTTTATCAAGAGCAGCTTCTTTTTCAGAATCACTTTCATACCAAAACTCTTCCTTGTGCTTCTTTTGAAGTCCGGCAAGAAGCAGTTCCGGGAGAAGAGAAATCATCTTCTGAAGGCTTCTCTCTTTTCCGTCTGTAATTCCCTGTACCTTGTCCAGCACATCTGTTTTTGTAAGAAGTCCGTATCCAAATACAACCTTATATTCTTTTCCGTGTACATTGAAAGTTACCATTTTGTAATCCTCCCGATATATTTTGTTAGCTAAGTGCCATTGCGCCTGTGGAATCTGCTACTGCTTTTGCGATGTCTAAAGCCTGTGTAAGTTCTTCGGAAACAACTTTTGTATCAAGACCTTTGTATTCTTGAATAATGAGAGACAGCGGAATTGTTGCTGCTTCATTCTGTCCAATATCAGACAATGGAATATTTTTCCCTGGGTCTGCAATAACAAAGAATGCATCTTCGAGGTCTGGAAATACAACTTCAAACCAAACTCTAAATCCTTTTGACTTTCCTGTTGCAGCATCAGTCATAAGCTTCTTTAATGCTGTGATAACATCGGCGTTAAGATTGAAGGTTACGTCCCAAGTACCACCAGTATCCTGTCTACCAGATGCGTACTGTGTAATGAAGTCTTCAAGAGCTGATACGTCAATCTGCTCTGTATCAAGGGAAATTCCACCAATGGAACTACATCTTTTCAACCATGTGAATGTAGTTGGCTTCGTTCCTTTAGCGGTTTCAACACCGTAATGAAAAGTTACGCCAAGTGTTGTTAAATCTGCCATTTTAATAGGCTCCTTTCTTTAATTTAAGTTTTATGCACGTAACCCTGTGCCGGGAGATAGCGGATCACCGCCTTTCTACTCTTCTTTGTCTGTTTTCAGTTCCGGCAATCCTGCTACAGAAGTAAGCAAAGATAAAAAACCAGAAAGCAAAGATGCGGATAAAACCATTTTCCAATCAACGCTGCCAATCACAGTTGCAGTGCCGATAGTTGCCACCGCTGTTTGAGCAACTGTTTTTACAGCTCTAATTCCTGCTGCTTTCAGCCAAAGTAATTTATCTGCTTTCATTCGGCATTCTCCTTTCATATTTTTAGATAAAAAAATAGAAGCATTTCTGCTCCTAATCTAATAAAGTTCCTGTATATATTCGGCTGTATCGGCTTACAAGCTTTTTGATTCCACTGTCGCCAAAAAACATAGGCTCCGGGCCGTATGTACGGCGGAATCCCATTCTCACCATAGTTTTGTGACTTATCTTGTCCAATTCATACAATCTGGTTAATGCTTTGCTCCCAGATGTGAAGCAATTTACTTGAAACGATGGCATTGTTGCGCATTCATCTCCTTCAAGGTCACCTCTCGTAATTGGATTTCCGAGCATATAAAGCTGTGCATATGCTTTTTTGCCAGAAGCATTTGTCTCGCTCCCATCCATGGAATAATTGTCTGCGCCAGTAATCTTAGAAACAGCCGCTCCCCACCTTGAAAAAACTTCCAATACAGGGGATTCTATTGTGTCCGGCATATCTGTCACCTCACAATAAAAAATGCGCCCACCTTTATGGTGAACGCATTGCATGTTATGCTACAATTTAACACTGTAATCATAACATAATTGGTTAGTATCATTCAGTATATTATGGTATCTTCTTTAAGAAGAGAATACCTCTTTGGCAATTTTGCGAACAGCAATAATAACGGCTTGTTCTGCGTGATACATAGGCATGTACGCTCTATTTCCATATGAATGGCGTGTTTCTCCACTTCTTTCGTCCGTATACCACCATCCATAAGGTGAAAACGCATGGGTTTGTCCGGGGTATGTACCTACTCCGTATTCAGAACCAGATGGCAGAGGGTAATTGTTTGAACCATATGTGATACCAGCTGAAAATTCAATGAATAACACTTTATCACCAGACAGCCTAACAGATGCACCTGTAATGTCACCGTTCTTATTATAGATTATCTCGGTGTAGTATGAACCTTTCTCTTCGTCCGGGATGGATTCCATTGTGGTCTGAATTACTTGTAATCCCTCTTCGCACAATCTCTTAACAAAAAGCTCGTTCTTTCTTTGTAAATCTTTCTGGTATGCCTTTAATTCATTAATTGCATTACGAATTGATTTCTGCGATAAGGTACACTTTATCGTCTTACCCATTTTCGTTTCCTCTCTTAGAAATTCCGTATCTGGCAATATTGCCTTTTTGTGTGTCTAAAATCTTCTTTAGAGTGTAGTCTGGCAATACTGTGGGCTCTCCATTTTCATTTAAAATAAGGCTTCCGTCCTCTCTTATTTGTGGGATTCTGTCTATCCAAAATATGTCTGCTTCCTGTGGATGAAAATTTCGATTAAAGCTTGTAATATACCTGTCATAATCCGGCACTATTCCAGCTGCAATTTCTTCTGGCGTTCCGGCTGTGGATGATACAGAAAAAGAGAATAGAACTGGCTTCTCATAAACTTTAATGCGGTCTAATCCTTTTGTTTTTTCAGTAATTCGTGACCAATATATTTTTTGCTTTTGACGGACTAATCCTCTCATATTTCCTCTCTTTCTTAAATTTGGTTGCTTAACTAAAGCCCTCTTTAACTTAGTTGTACCCAAAGTGGACTTTGATTAGCTAGATTAAATCAATATTTTTTGAATAATCTTTTTCATCTGTGCTTTCGATAATAACATCTTCATTAGTTACATTATTTGCATATCCATCTACATTGTATTTTATACCTTTACCTTCTGCCTCAAGTAACACAATTTTTTTAGATTTCAAATAGCAACCTTTTAATGTTACATATATTTTACCTGTCACCCCAGTATTAAGTGATGATAACTGTATATCTCTATCTGAATTTGTTCTAAATCTACAATTATCAAATATAATACAGCTTGAATGGTTAATATTAACATTATTGTGGTTTAAGAAAGCGAATGTTTTGTTATCATCGGACACAAACTCACAGTTTTCAAATATCCAATCAATTCCTCCACTTTTACCTGTGTTAAACCCTGAACCATATATAGCTGGTTTGTCATATTGTCCATTTGTAGCTTTAAATATACAATTTTTTACTCTGTGGTAGTATTCATCACCACCCCATGAGTAATCATCATGTACTGCATATCTTATACGATTAGCTATAACAGTTATATTTTCAAGCTCACATGTATTCTGTAAATGTAATGTAGAAATCCATTCACTTGTTGTTGGATTATCCCATTTAAGAATAGTATCTTCTCTTGAACCAATACCTTTTAACTTACAATAATTAGGTACAAATAAACCTCTAAAATCACTATCCGCAATTTCTGACTCTGTATATAATGCTCTAATATCATATATTCCATCTGGAATTAAAACAGTGTACTTGTTATTCTTTGATGGTTTGATAATTTCGAGACACACTCTTAAATTAGCAAACTCTTTTCCGATTTCAACAACAGTTTCTATCTGTTCATTTATAAAAGTATTAACACCACTTTCGTATGGTATATCTATGACACCAACTGACAACATAGCTCTATCTAACCAGTTGTTTTCTCTCGGAATTGTAAATCTTATATATCTAGCATTTTCATCAACTAATCCGTTTTCGCTTGCATTGTTAAACTCATCTGCATGAACATAACCACCAATATACTTCTTATTCTTGTCATATAATGCCAACTGTTGATTATCAATTCCCTGTAAGTGGTATTTTTCAATACTTGGAAATATCTCAATATAATTAGATGCATCAAAATATTCAGTACTAGATGTAGCACCAGTTGAGTATGAAACCCATACACCTTTTTCAATATCTGCTTTATTAAAAAGATTTCTGGATATTTCTTTTCTTACTATATTTCTATCTAAAATTCTCTCCTCAAAAATTTTACTATTTATAATATTCTCTGTAAGTGGGTATCCATCATCAAATATTTTATTTTTTTCTCCAAAGTATAAAGCACTATCAGTAATGTGGTTATTCCATATTGTTACAATGATATATTTTGCATTACTTGGTACTTCTACAACACCACTTGGCTCAGGTGGTTGAAATCTTTCTATAACACTTCCATCACTTGAATAAAAACAACTTGAACCACAATTAACAAAATATAGATGACTTTCACCCTCTACTGATATATTTTCAGTAATATTTGTCGCATCGCTGTTTTGTTTTTCTCCAAAAGCATTGATAAACAAACCATGAGTAAGATTATTTTTTACAATTTTATTATTTGCAGTGATTTTTGTATTCACCTTATCAGTAGTTATATCTGCCTTTAGCGAACCAATAGCTTCTCCAGTTGCTTTTGCTTCTGCAAGCCCACCTTCTATAGTCAATGTAGTGTCTGGCTGTGATACACTCTGGATGTTCTTAATAGCTTGTTCTTTTGCGGAATTTACATTTTGAACAGCTTCCGCAGATGTGTTTTTAGTAAGCTCCAAAAGCTGATTTATAACATCTTTTTCTTCCTGTCCTATCTGTGGTTGATCAATCTCGATACCCTCTAGCACTGGTACTTCCGCTATTGTGGTATTCCATTCAACACTAATATTTGAATCGGAATCCGTTTTAACAGCGCAAACAATAAAACGTACCGTTCCCATATACCTTGCTGCATTTCTTCCAATCAACCAAGAAAAAGTTACATTTTCGCCATCTACAGCTACATCATCACAAATGTATTGGTCTTTGATAGAAACATTAAAATCCACACTGCTTACGTTTTCAAAGTTAATTCTGACTGAAAATTTGGATAAATCAAGATTATCTCCTACAATTTTTGGACATGAAAATTTAATACGTTCTGCATTCTTGTCAGATTGCACCCCACCAACTACGATTGTAGAGGGCACGAAAATAGCCCTTGTCTTAGCGTCAATTGTGCATATATCGGATTCTTGAGAAAGCAAATTAACATCTTCTTTTGTGCTCATAAGTAAATCAAGTGCTGTTGCCATGTTCTACCCCCTCTGTGATACTTTAGTTTTACCAGTAGTTATAATGTATTTTCCGTTATCTTTTACGCCAGTGACAGATACCGAAAAATAATCCCAAGTAAGGGCTTCCGGCGGAATTTCACATTGATTGTTCTTCAGTATTACTGGGTATTCTTTTTCCATTCTCCAAAATGAAGCAGCTATTTTACATCCGTTCCACTCTTGAGAAAAGATAAACAATGCTTTAAGATATCCAGTCGTGCCCTTTACCAGCCCAGAGAAATCACACTTCGGATCTGGATAAATTCTTTGATTATTTACAATAAATCTTAATACTCTCATGCAGTCATCCTTTCCATTCCAACAGGGGCTACATATGTAAATTGGTTTCCCAAAATATCTCTGGCTGTGCCAATTACGAAATGGCTGTAGTCTGCCAGAATATTGCATACAAATTCCTCTGCGTCCACCCAATATCGTTTCTTAACCATATGGTGAAGCTCTTGCAGTAAACCATAGCTGAACATCACACAATGTCCTAACTCATGGATAAATACACGGTTTAGAAGTTCTCCATGTAGGTTGTTCGCAATCGAAATTGTCATTGTGGAATAATCAGATACGGCAAGTGTGCGTTTCCCTGTACGGTCAATCAAAACATTATCGTTGGGAGAAACAAAGCGCACTCTCCATAAGTCCCCATTCATATAGAATTGTTTCAGCATGGTTTCTCACCATCCTTTCTACGAAAAAAGCCCCTGCCGCATTAATTTGCGACAAGGACTTAATTCATTTATTGCTCTAGTTCATCTGCTGTACAAGTCTGGTCAGGTCAGTTTTCATTGACTGTCTGAGCGTTGCATCTGCATCAGACCACATTTCCGTGAGATTACGGATAATATCAGATGTGTACTCCTTCATAGAATCATCCATTTTTCTTTTTGATTCCGTGTCTTTGGAATCGTGATAGTGCCTACGATTCTCATCGTATCTATCATAGGATTCGCCATATCTGGATTTCTTCCGATTCATCTCACCCATTTCCATATCACTACGGTCTGGATGATATCCCATGCGGTACATATTGTGCTCAAATTCTGGATTGTTTAAATACTCGTCCATCCAGTCATCGTCTTCCATGTACAGATATGGTCTATAACCTTTTCTGGTTCCCCTACCTTTTGGAGCGAAACGCCCATTTGAATAGCGGTAACGGTCATATCCCATGCGTCCAAGATACTTTTCTTCCTGTTCGCATTCATCCATAGCTTCCACGATACGATAATCTTTATCAGCGCAAATCGCACACTTTACGGATTCCATACAGTCTTTCAGATCGTCCCAGTCTTGAGCACTGAGATTATCAAATCCATGTGTTTTGGCTTTTTCCATAGCCCATTTTCCCATTTCCATTGCTGTCTTATGCATTCACGATACCTCCCCTCTTCACAGCCTGTACAACATTTTCTGCTGTTGGGGCTGTACCATTGATTGCAGTCAGATTGTTGTTCGGACTACATGCCGGATTTCCTAACATTTTGAACGCTCCACCAGTAGCACTTGTTGCAACTCTGGTTACATATTTTGTTCTGGTTCTTACGCCACATGCTGTTACCTGTGCACAACAACGATTCTCCAATGGATATAAGGTTGTTCCTGTTCCTATCTGAATCATCACTGGAGCGGTAATTGTGGTTGTATTTGGAATGGACTGTGCTAAAACAATGCAGTATTTTTCTCCATTATTGTAGCTTCCTTCCGGGATAGTAACCACAAGATTTCCACCTGTGAATGCAATCGCAGTAGACAGCACAAGGTGATTACAGAGCTTACAAACATTCTTACATGCCATATTTTTTACCTCTCAATCAATAAGAGGTGAGCCGCAACCCACCTCTTAGAATTAGTCAACCTCTAAGGGTGAGTTCAACAACTTTTGTTACTTTTAAGATAAATAGTCAGGGATATTCATTCTAGGGCTAGAATTTCCAGTTCTGTTCTTTTTACCAAATAAGCACTCTTCCGCACTCCATCCGGCATGTACCCTATACGCAATGGTTTCTTTTCCTATTCCAAGTTCTCTACTCCACTGAGAAATTGTTTGCTTTTTCCCACCGTACTCTAAAAATACGCTTCTTCTTTTGTTGCTGGCTTGTTCAAACCCAGTAATCCAGCAACAATTTTCGGGACAATAATTTCCATTTACGTCTTTTCTCTCAATGGTTAAGTCTTCTTGATATCCATTCGCATAAGCCCATTCTCTAAACGGCCAATATTCTTGCCACTCATCACACAATTTAATTCCACGTCCACCATAGTCTTTATAGTGCGGGTCATTTGGGTTAGTACATCTTGTTTTAATCGAAGACCATTTTTTATATAAAATTCCGGTTGATTCTCCATGACAGTTTCTACTTTGTTTTGAGTAATAACTTCGCAAACATCCGCAAGATGTACTTGTTCCCCTCATTAAATTGTATTGATAGCAATTGACATCATTGCCACAGTCGCAATGACATTGCCAATAATTAGAACGATTTTTCCTGCCTATTTTCTTTACTACGGTCAATTTTCCGAAACGCTTTCCTGCCAAATCTTCCGCTTTTGGGTGTAAACATCCACAACTTTTTGTGTGACCATTTCTTAGTCTAGATGTGTCTACGATCACAATATTGCCACAATCGCATTTGCATTCCCATAACCTATGTTTCCACTTATTGGTTCCTGCGCTAGATTCAACTGTAAGTTTCCCAAATTTTTGACCTATTAAATCTTGATTAACCATGCACCGTTCCTCCTATGATAATTTTATTATATCATAATAACGGTACATATTCAATTTTTAATTTAATTCAATGATAAAATCAGCAACAACCGTTGTTTCCCCCACATCCACAGCTTCCATAATATCCATACAAGTTGCTTGCCGGATATGCAGGAACCGGAAGCGGTGCAGTGCGTCTGAGAATTTCTGCTGTATTTGCGTTCATAGCCGCCTGTAATACCGCATTCTGGTCGGACTGTGAAGCCGCCAGTTTAAGTGCCTGATTCTCTGCTCTGAGGTCTGCTGTCTCTTTCTGGCAAAGATAATCAAGAATGGCACGAGTGTTGCTGTTCTGATTTTCCAGAAGGTCTCTGGTGTTATTGTTCATTGTGTTCTGCAATGCACAAGTGTTGGTAGCCAGGTTATAGTTGATACCCTGGATAGCTTCTCTGGTCTCGCAGCAACAACTTGCTAACTGAGACTGTAATGCATTGGTATTCTGCATACCGGCTACAGTATCAGCATTGATTGCCTGCTGAACGCCATTGAAGCCCTGAAGCATTCCAACGTTCACGCCATTGAAGCCACTCTGCATGGTATTGTTAAGTGCATATGTGCTATCACAAATGCCCTGCTGAATACCTCTGATACCATTCTGAATATCATTCAGAGCAAAGCTCTCATTGATATCTGCTCTGGTAGCCCATCCTTGGAAACCTGCACCATTTGTACCGTTTCCACCATTGCCACCCCAGCCACCAAAGCCGCCGAAACCGCCCCAGCCGAAGATAAGCAATATAATAATCCACCATGCCCAGCCACCGCCAAAGCCATAGCCTTCATCGGCACGGTTATTAGAGCCGCTTAATACAGCGACATCGCTTGCTGATAATCCACCATTCATCATAGCGATTACCTCCTTATTGATTTTTGTAATTTATACAAAATCAAAAGACCGCGGCTCTTTTAATTATTGTAGCGAATTTATTTTATTCCAAACTGATTCTTAACCTGCGATAACATATCATCAGGATTAATCCCTTTTTCTTGGCAAAGATTTCTTGCAAGCTTTTCAATTCCTGCATTATCACCTTTTTCCATCATATTAATTGCGTTGTCAATTACAGGATTATTCCCCGCCTGTCGTTTCATCATATTGATTATGGCTTGTTGAGGATTCCCTCCACCACGTATCATCTGCATAAGTTGCATTGGATTCATCATCTCTGTTTACCTCCATTCTGCTTGGGTTCCGGTGTTCCCGACATTTGTGTCGGAAACATACTCTTTATTTCGGAAATCTCAGAACAAACATCGTTTCGAAGCTGATTAAACATAGCTTCTATGTCAATCGGTTTTTCTTCTGCCTTTGGTTGCTGTTGTTCTTCCGGATTTATAAGTCGGTAAACAAAAATTCTACTTCTTCCATCTGCCTGTAATTGTTTTCTATATATTTCTGTTCCATCTGTTTTTGGATAATAAACAGGGTTTCCAGACATATCTACGTCTTTTGCCTTTACAGTATCAATGCCATCTACCATCTGCCCTTGTAACATGGGAATTTGTGGTACTTGTGGCATTGGTTGTTGAATTTGTGCCTGTCCGTATGGCATTGCCTGCTGATAACTATTCTGCAATTGTGCTAATCTATCTTGATACGGCTGTATTTGTTGAAATGGTTGCGCAAAATACGGATTACCATACTGCATATCTCAAACCTCCCTTGTTTTTATAACTATATTTTACAATAATAAGAGGTTGATTAACACGCCACGATAACGCCATAAATACGCCACGTTTTATGAATACAAAGAAAAGCCCCGACAATACATCGGGGCGACTTTCATAATTTTCTTCTTTAATTTTCTGTTTATGCGGTCTACTGTTCTTGTGCTGTAGCCCATGATTTCTGAAGCTTCTGCAAGTGTTTTTTCTTCGTAAACACGCAATCTGAATAACTCTTTTTCTCTGGAATCAAATCCAGCTTCACGCAAATAGAAGATTCTTTCATCTTCTGAAAAGTCTTTATAATCATCCATTCCACTGTCCTCCCTGTAGTGGAATCAATATTTACACCGGGAAAATGCCTTTTAGGGCAAAGCCTAAAACAATACCAATTATGCCAGTTATGACATAAGCAATTATTTTGTCCTGTAACTTTCCTGGCTTTTCCATGAGTGATTTTAAATTGTCGTTCATTTCGTCAACTGTATCCTTAATGTGTCCCAAGTCATTGTTGTATAAAGCAATTTTCTGTTCTAAAGCATTGATACGTTCAAAAAAAACTCCATCCCTTTTGGAATGCTTTTCTTTCATCTCATGGACGGCACTTTCCAATTCTTTCAAGCGGTGTTCGTTGATACACTCGTGTTCACATCCCATCGCTATTCCTTTCCATCACTCCCATTTTTTAAGATATTGCTTCTACCCACCTAATTTGAAGCACCCCTGCGATACGTGGGAGGATTGACGTATCACGCACACACCATCTTAGAATCCGATAAATGGAAAAACACCATGATTTACATAGATTTCAGTTTCAGAAGTCCAATTTCTGTTTACAGAAGATTCGGAATGTGATCCTTGAAATTCAGCTCCCTGTTTCACCAGAAAAAAAAGAGCCAAATCAAATATGCAGTCATAGCATTTCTCCATATCGGAATTTATTTTCTCATCACTGTAAGATGAAGGATAATTCCTTTTCTTCTTAAATGAACGAATAGCCCTCTTTACTGAAAGAGGAATCATCCTCGCAGTTTCTGCATCATCTTCAAGATAATTTGTCAAGTCCTCTATAAGCTGTTCGTCCATTTAATCACCTACCTTTGCTGAGATAAAATCTCTGATATTATTCCAGCCTTATTAGTTGCTGCTAGGGCATAGCCGTTATCACTTGCAAGTTGTCTTAACTGAGATACAGTCATATTAGACAACTCGCTTTCTGTGTACTTATGTTTTGATTCATCATAAGCACTTACTACAGATGGTGACTGGCTGCTTTCATCGAGACTATGCCCGGTTATTCCCCCGCCTTGGTACCGATCACGATACCACCGTTAGCTTTTGGTGCGACCGGAATGAACATTCCAGAAGCTTTTGTCCAAGTAGTAACCGGATCCTGTGTAGCCCACATGGACAGAGTAATAAACATTCTGTTTTGCTGTGTGATAAAAGCTCTTGCTTCCTCTTCCTCTGGTGTTGGCCCCCAAAGTCCAGTACCGAAAGAACCATCCGGGTTAGCTTCATACAGGGTAAATACGTTTTCTTTAAAGAAACGTCCAGTTTTCCATGCTCCATCTTTTCTGTAACGATATTTTTCATCGCAGCGATCTACGGTAATCTCATATTCCTGCATAAGAAGGTTTGCAAGTTCCTGTTTGGTCAGAAGACGTTTGTTAGCCGCACCAAGAACAGCGGTTTGCATAGCGGTGTTGTTTCTCATATAATTAATCATTTTTAAGGAAGTGAGGGCTTTATTAACAACAAATCCCTTTTCTTGTGCAACATCAATCATCTTTTGAATATCGCCCATAATATCAGAATCCGGCTTAGACCAGTCAGTAAGGGTGATTTTTGCTTCTGACGGAACGCCAAGATCAATCGGAAGATCTACATTGTTCTCATGGATTTTAAGAGAACCAGTTCCCATGATCTGCCCTTTCATAACTTTTGTTCTTGCCAGAACTGCTTCAAATGAATTACTTACATCGTCAAACACAAATTCGGTAAGAGACTGATCGTCCGGGACGCCGTTTTCAATAGCCATGCGAAGAGATTCTGACTGATTCATTTTCTCTTTAATGAAAAGTTTTTCGGTCAGTACCTTCTCAAAGCTTGGTCTCTCTCCAATTCTTGCCTCTGTATCAAGCGCATGAACATAAGCAACTCTAGGAAGTTGCTGCCCGCTCATAAGTCTGTAGTATTTTGCTTTCATAAATTGGGTTTTTACATCCGGGAAGATAACGTCAAGTGCTCCCGGACGTTTAACTGCATAATTCTGTGAATAGTTAATTCTCTCTTCCAGTGTAATACTGGTCAATACGTTATAATTCATTGTGGAATACCTCCTTAAAATTCAACTTCTGGTTCTGTTAAAAACGCAATTCCAAAAGGCTTATCAAGCTCTTGGAGTTCTGTTTTTGCGGTAGAATCAACTGCTACTGGAAGTCTGTTTTCAAAAACTCGTCCTGCAACGATTACAGAAATCGGACGTTTTTCATCGTCTGTCATATCAACTTCTTCGTATACAATCCCTTTTGCGCCTGTTTCATTTTTGGGGAAAACTGAACCAGCCTTAATGATTTTTCTTCCACCAACTTCCACCGCATTTGTCTGCTCTGCTGTAAAAGTCTTTAAAATAAGTCCTTCCGCAGATTCAAGAAAATTGGGGGTTGTACCGTATTCAATAACTTTGTTAAATGCCATAACTTAATTCTCCTTTTTTAAAAATTAATTGGGGCGTTTCCTCCAAGTTCTGTTTTTTCGGAACCGCTTAATTGTTTTGAACGTTCAGCTGCATATTTTGCAGCACCACTTTTTTCTTCTTTTCCTCTACCGCCATTACCACCACCCGGATTCGGAGTATTTTCCAATGCTTCTTTCTCCCAGGCTGCTTTTGCGGTATCAAGTGCTGTTTTATTTGCTTCGGAAACTCCCTTGACAAAAGTTTCAACTTCTTTCATTACATCCTCAGATTTCTCACAAGGCATGGACGCATATGCTTTAATAGCACTTGCGTAAGTTTCGGTTGAAAGTCCTGCATTTGCGAACATAGAAGTAATTTCACTGGTAAGGGCTTTTTTGTTGGATTCTGCAAGCGCAGCTTTCAAATCAGCTAACTCCTTATCCACTGCTTCCTTTTCTTTCTTGCGTTCAGCTTCTAGCCGTTCTGCTTCGGTCATGTTCTGCTTTTTCAACTCTTCCAACTCTTTTTCCAGGGAATCTGCTTTTTCAGCTTTTTCCTTCAGAGAAACATTTTTGTCTTTCTCTTTCTTAGTTTCAGCAGAAATAGAATCAAGAAGCTTAGAAACCTGTTCCTCGGAAGGTTCTGCAACTCCCATACCGATAAGTGCCTGTTTTGCCTGTTCTCTTGTCATTGAAATCTCCTTTCTTCCAGTCCAATACGCTTTTTCAACACGGTTCGCTCCGCACATGGTCTGTACCCGATTTACGCTCACGGGCTGTTGCAATTTATTTGATTTTGGGTATTAAAAAAGAAGCCTTAGATTTCTCTAAAGCTCCTTAAATAATCGAAATTTGGTTCATTCTTCGTTAGATGGAGAATTTGCCATTGGTTCTGTTTTGAACGGATTTTGAAACTTTCCGTCAAGTAATTGCTGTGCTTTCTGCATTTCCGCTTTCGGGTCTGCCAGTTCTGGATAAATTGTTCCAAGATATGGAAGACTCATTTCATAAACTTTTTGCGGATCACTAAATAGCCCGCAAGTAATCAATGCGATAAGCGGATGAATTTTATTTTTGAACAGATAATCAAGCGCTTGTGCTTTTACAAGCATATTGTCTGTTGGGTTTCTGGTTATCTTTACATCAAAATCTCTGGTTGAGATATTAACATCATTTGATGTACCACGGATAATATTCAGAATAATTCTAGCAGATTCCTTTTCAGCTTCCTTGGTGAATGCTTCTACCAATTTTGCATCTCTTTCTGCGAAGTCCCATCCATTACGAAGGTATACAGCATTTCCTGTATCCCCTCCGCTATTGCTTTGGCGGTTTGGCATTGCTTCCACAATCAGCATGTTATTGTAGATATCATCCTTTGCAACCTGGCTCTCTGATTGATTCAATTCAGCGGTCATCAGTTCAACATCCGACTGACAGCCATTTCCAGTATCTTTTACAGAGATGGCACCAAGTTTTACCATTTTCAAAAACTCGTTTTCATCTACCTCGCAGTTCTTGAACTTCATAAAGGCTTGCACAAACTGTTCCACGCCATTTAATCTGTCAGACTGGTATTTGTTAATTGCATCAAATAATGTGATTGCAATTTCAACATCTGAAAGCCTGTCATGATTATTCGGGCATTCAACAATTGGAATACCGCCAAAACCATTGATGCCGTAGTTAGTTACTTTCCCATTCTTGATTTCAAAAAACTGGTTCTTTGAATAACATAAATAATATTGCTGTTCATCTTCATCTTTTAAAATCTGTACGGAAAGCATTGGTTTCCCATTTCTCTGTGAGTATACAATGTAACAATCACCTGGATATGGAATAAAGATTCTGAACGGCGGTAAATCTCCGTTTTTTGTCCAATCCTCTTCTTTCAGTATGGCCTTATAAGAAGTTCCTGTTGCACTTTGGTATATTGCCCTTTGGATGTTTCTTGCATCTGCATTGGCTTCATCCAGATAATCATTCAACAAATCAACTTGCTCATTTATTTTTTTGTCTGCATTTTTCTTTTTACATACATATTGGATTGGTTCCCCGCAAATCTGTCCAGCTTTAAACTTCACGGTTTCAAATGCGTGATTTTCAACCACTCTGTTATTAACTTCTGGACGGACTATTTTATTTCGGTACAATATTGGCTGATCGCCTTTCATGTACCGATACAAGTAATCAATCAATGTTCGATTTTTATTATGTATGCCAATTGTATCTGATACTACTTTTACTACATTTTGTGGAGTGATTCGGTCAACGCCTGTGTAGGCTACTTTTCTACCGAATTCACCTCGGCATAAATCTACAAAATTCATTGTATTTCTCACGAGCCGAACCATCCTTTCTGCAAAATAAAAAGCACTGGATGTTTTAATCCAATGCTCTACTTTATATTTTACACATATTAAAAGTATATTTCAGTATACTTCGGTATCATCTTTCGAAACCTTTTATCTTTTTTATTTCTGCTATGGCTTTTAAATGCTTTTTTTTAATGTGAATCTCTGAATAACCCATCTCATCTGCGATACGAACCAATGATTTGTACTCAACATAATGCTTAAATAGTATGTTGTACAGCAACGGGTCTTCAACCTGTTCTATGGTTCGGACTATTTCCTGTTTTTTTTGTAAAAATTCGGATATCATTTTTGAAATCTCTTCTCGCAGATCAAATATCTTTGCAACCATATCTCCCATCGGATCACGTTTTACAGAAGTTTGTACCTTTTCTCCAACAGGGATTGCAGATACACTTGTGGAAAGAGAACTGAGCTGTTCTTCTTCGATAAGCTTGTTTTTGATTCTGTTATCATAATTTTCAATCTGTCGTAAATATTGAGTTGCAGTCATCATATTCTATCTCCTTCCCCAAAGTGGATTCTGTGTTGCTGTTGCAGTTCCAACTCCGCTTCCATTCTTTAAAAATACCGCTAAACTAGCGAGTGAATCTGGTGCATCATCATGCTTATTTTTTCCCGTCATTGTGAATGAATAAACATTATTCATAAATTTTCTATACTCGGCATTTTGATATCCAGTATCAAGAAAATAAAATTTTCTAATGTTTTCAGCATTATCCCAAATTCTCTGTTCTTTTCTCACTGCCGATTTAGGTGCGTGTCCACCATTATTCAAAATCATTTGTTGCGCATATTTAGAAGTAAGATTAGTTTGATACCCTTGCTCCTTCAGCTTTCCTTCTACTTCATCTTTATACCCTTCGCCGCCTGCATTGGCTTCAAAAAAAGCATTCGTAACTTTATTATTGACAATTGCTGATACAACCTTTGGCATAGTAAATTTCTTTTCAGAGTTATCAAATACTACTTCGTGTATATATACGGAACCATCTTCATATACATATGCTACTGGCATTGCAAGGTAATCACTACCACCAAGAGCCACGTCACAAGCCGAAACCACTTTCAATGGTTCTTCATCTGGCAGTTGTCCATTATAAAAATTCATATGTTGCGCATTAAATAAAGCGCCATCTCTTTCAATAGGTTCCTGCTGATACTGGGCTAACCATCCTGCCATATCATCGTTTTCTTCAAATTTAGAACGAATAGTACGATAATATTTTGTACTGAATCCAACTCCGTAATCGTAGTCAAAATTGCTCTCATCAGTTTCCGGGTCAAGAGCTGGAATTTTAAGAACATCATATCTAATGTGTTTTGCTTCTGGATTATTCTGAAGGAATGATAGTCTGTCCATATACAAATCATGCAATGACCAGATAGTACCATTTAGAATCAATTTACATTGTTCTTTCTTTCGTGACATTACATTGTTGTCAAACACAATTTGCTTTCTTCTGAGAATATCTGGATTTAATACATCTTGAATACCTTCCAGGATATCATCGAGAATCAGCCAACCATATGCGTCATACTCACCGTTCAAACCAGATTCCAAACCTTTTCCAGATAATGTCGCATATTTTTTCTTTCTTTCAAGGTCTACTTTGTGATTCTTTGCATCCGTTCTGGCTATTTTTGAATGAAATACATCTTCATGACAATATGTGGGGTCAGTCCATATTTCCATAACTCCATCTAGGAATGCGCCGCCAAGTCCTTCTTTATATGTAACATAGAGGTTGCTTATCTCTGAATTTCTTGCACAATGCCATGCGGTTCCAACAGTAATAATTTGTGATTTACCCGTTCTGGCTGGCTGATGCAGAAACAATTCGTCAAGTTGATCTTCTTCAAGTGCTTGTAATTTATCTACTACTTTTTTCAATGTTCTGCGTCTTGGTAAATAGAACCGTTCTTCTGGTTTTCTATCTTTTTCTATATACATGGCATATGAATCAAGCAAATGTGGTGATTCCAGTAACAAATACTGCCAATAGATATCATCAAAGTCACCACTGCCAGTTAATGCAGCACACTTCTCTGCTATGTTATGTGAGTATTGACTTACTTTCATAGCCATTTTCCGTGCTTCTTGGTTCTTGTCGAAAGGAAGGTCAATATTCATGTTCAAGAGCAAATCAAGGCAATCTTTTTGGTTCTGATAGATTGTCATATCACTACTGATAATCTGATTCAGTACTGCCCGATACCATTCAATCGAGCCTTCTGTAATTTTTCCCATAAAAATAGAGCCAGACCTCCTTTCTTTTTAGGATTTAGTCTGGCTCTCATGTGGCTCTCTTGACTTTTCTTTTTATTTTTTTGTATTCTAAATATTTTTAAAAACTATATTTTTCACAATATCTACAATTTTCTAATCCATCCGGTTCTGGATGTATACACGGAATGTTCCTTAATTTGCACCATACCATTTAATCACTTGACTTTCTGCAAATTTCAATAAAATCTGGCTTACTAAGTTCTTTCAGCTTGTTAGCATATTTTGGAAATTCATGTGTATATATCGGATGACCTAAAAGTTTTTCTGCGTATTCGTATGCAAGTTTTCGGTCATCCCCTGTAAGCATACAAATTCCTGTATAGGTTTCAATTACTACAGCTTCTTGTTTTGTCATACATATCCTTTCTTGATAAAATCATCTTTTTAATTCCGTAAAAATATTTTCAATTACTTTCCATTCTGCGAATACTGCCATAAACAGTAATGGTACTGCAGAAAATCCCCAATGATTTTCAATCATCATTTGTATTGTAGCTATTAAATAATCTGCTACCCATTTGGATATTATGAAATTCGCAATTATCCAACATATTTTTCTGATTTTGTTCATTTGCTCACCATCTTTCTTTTTGATTTCAAGTATTTTCTGTATTTGCGACTGTATTTACGAAGAATTAAATCAAGCATAATGCTATTTGTCTGTTCTACGTTTTCTGACATAGTTGTGAGATATGGATAATCTTCTCTATCATCTACTAATGTCTTGAAGATCAAGTCTAAAGCAAACTGAGCACTGACAGGTGGGTCGCACAGTTCAAAGTCTTTATCCTTGTACCACTCATCAATCTTATTTTGGAATCCATCAAAGGATATTTCTTCGTTCCATATCATACATTCACCTCAAACTCTTTCTTGCAATTACTACCCTTACATTTCAGTTTCAAGTGCTGAATCTTCGTGTTTGGGCTAATCAGAAGCGCTTTCTTCTGGCAAAAAGGACAACAGGCGTATTTCGTTCCGTTAATATTCCGTATCAATGCCTGTCCATTCCACGGCTCGGGTGGGTTCATGTATTCAGAAAAATCTATCCCTTCGGATTCTAATGCTGATTTAATGCTCATTAAAAATCTCCTTAAATTTCTTCCTATTAAAACCATTGTATTGGTTTCCCCAATACGGATATTGCTCTAAGCATTTTCTCATATAATCGCATGGATGTGCTTTTGCAAAGTCAACAATTTCTTTGGCAGGTGCCTGCTGTACTTGTGTTCTCCATTCTGGACAACCTTTTGTTTTTTCTTGATCCATTAATTTTCCTCCGTTTCAGAATGCCATGCATTTTTCGGAAATTATTCTGGTTTATTCGATTTAGGGCAACTAGTGTCCAAAATAGTTCATTACTTAATTTAAATTCAAGTTCAATACTTAACGGCTTTCCTATGCTACAAAGTGTGCCATCCTCATTTTTGTGAAGAATACCACCTTCGATAACAGCACCATCCGAAATTGAAATCTCTGGTATTGTTTCAATAACTTTTCCATTACATGTAAAGAAATGCTTTAATTCTTCCTTTTCACCCATATCAGCACATCCCTTTGTTTTTCCTTAAATTAGCGTATCGGTCAACCAATGTGTCAACAGTAACAGTTAACTCGTTGATTCTAATACAGTCATCCTGGTGTCGTTGTTCATACCATTCTATAGATGGATGACCAGTATCTACATTTTCAATTCCATCAATCGGAATCTTCCAGTTATCATTTTCAAGAAGCTTTTGGTTAAGTGTCTCCGATAAAGCTTTATAGTCCAGGATTATATGCTGTTTTTTCTCGCATTCATCAGCCAAACGAACAACTTCATTTTTCAACTGTTCTTCTGTCCAGTTTGCCATATCCTCAAATTTCATATTTACCACCTCTGTCTTCGAAAATTGTCTCTTCCAAGCATAAATTTTTCGGCTGAAAAATTATCCTCTACATCAATATGTGCTTCACGGTCTTGCACATCATATCCGTTTGAAGTTAATTCAAGTTTTGCAGTATATTCAGCGCCGCAATTGGTGCATTGCCATGTCACATTTAAAAAGAGTCCTTTTTCTATAAAATGGTTTGTGAAATCGGCATTTTCACATTTCAATATTCCACCGCAAACAGGACAATTGCGTTTATCAAGTAAATCTAGCATTCATTTTCCCTCTTCTGTCTGTGTTTCATCTGACAGGCGATCATTTTAGCTATGTTTTCACGTTCCTGTTTTATGCCATGACCTTGTCTAAACAATTCGCATTCAAGGATATTTCCACAGTTTGAACATTCGTCTTTTATTTCTTTACCGCATACTTCAATCATTTTCATCACCACAGTAAATCAATAAGTAATTTGCAATTTTTCTAAGATCATTTTTCCCATACAGACGAATTCCATCTTTCAATCCTCTGTCAATCATCCAATCAGCTAACTTTATTGGTTGTGTAGGTGGTTCATCTTTGGATTTTTCTATCTTAAAATCATCTATTAAACCACCTCTATTTATAAGTTCAGAAAGTTCGCTCATCGGTACTATGCCTCCTTGTTTTTCCATCACTATTGAAGCAAACCCATGTGAAGTCATCATGTTTTCTACAATTCTTGCAACATTTTTCTTCCATAAACACCTCTTGTTAAAAAAAAATCCAGTGTGCCGACTTGAACGGCATAAACCTCCCAACGAGAAACACTGGAACTTTAAGGGGGAAAATGCAACTTCTGGCAATGGCAATTTGCCAGATAGAAACAACAGGAATCGAACCTGTGTCACATGATATTCAATATCATTGCTCTACCACTGAGCTATGTTTCTTTTTTCATCATAAAACGCTAAACTAGATGATTTTTTTAGAATCCCCGACTACCACTCCTCACGGGCATTGGTCTTATCTCTCTAAAAAGTTTTTGCACAAGATCGCTAGTGAGTTGCGTCTATATGCCTGCACGAATGCACACAAACGCATCCGCATTTATGTGCAAGAACTAACAATAGCTATGCTAAAGTAAGATATCCTATCTACACCTGGTAGATGGAATTGCAGGAGACGGATTCGAACCGCCGTTCTCAAGGATATGAGCCTTGCGAGATTCCACTTCTCTATCCTGCCGGAACCCGGAAAAACCGGGTTAGCAATAGGTTTATCGTGTTATGCTTTCCACTATCTACAAGTTTTAGTGCTGTAGATTCACTGGATATTTTTATGCGTCTTTGAACGGCATCTCTTGAAAACTCCTTTTATTAACGTGCGCTGCGTTAATGTTTTTAACTCCGAGATATACCAGCCGGGAAATCAGATCCATTTAGGCTACGCCGTATCGCACCTATAAATTTACCTAATCCACACGCTCAACTGGAAGTTTTTTCCACCCATATTACGGATGAATGGCATTTAGAAGAAATAGAAGCTCTGGGATTCGAACCCAGGACTTACGACTTATGAGGCCGTTGCTCTTACCGCTGAACTAAGCTTCCTAAGATACCGAATTATTTGACCGCCATGACAAACAATCCGGCACTGTTGCAGTTCTTGACCACCAGCCGCAACAAAGGTTTTCTGAAACACTTTTAGATTTCAGAAAAGAGTGTTATAAAATGAACTTGCGGCATTAGCGAAACCGCAAACTGGGCTAACTGGATTCGAACCAGCAAATGCAGCAGTCAAAGTGCTGTGCCTTAACCATTTGGCGATAGCCCATTATCACCCGGGCGCACCATTAAAGCCCGGGGAAATCGTGATATATAAGTTTATGTAATTAGTATAATAAGTAATTAACACTTAAGCTACTCTGGATGCCTCGACTTATCACTTTCATAGGTTTTCCCGAGCCTACATGGATTAAGTCGAAGCGGCGCTTTTATGAATTTAACCCTTTCGATTAACTCAATCGGGATAATTCCAATTGGAATTAGTAGATACATGGGGTTCTCCTCTTATTCTGCAAAAATCCAATCCTCTGCTAACATATCTGCTTGAGATGCAAGCCATCCCATCTGTACGCCAGATGTTCCGACAAAAGCAATGGCTTTGTTTCCGATTGCATCATGTTCACAATTTACAATTTCATTATCAGCAGTCTTATATGAAATTCCAGTGGCAATCTGAATGTACTGTTTCTTTCCATTCCAGCCTTTACGAGACACTTTAAGTCCTCTTTTCAGATAACGGATAGCGTCACCAAATCCAAATGTTGACTGACCACCAAGAACACCACAGTTATTCTCATCAGCAATCATCCAGTCATCTCGCTGTGTGTGCATGAAAGTATATTCTACTCTCTGTGTTTCACGGATATCGAGAACTGCTCCCTGGCCTTGATCGGAATCTTTTGGTCTGCAATGAATCATAATCGTCTGTTTTTCATCGTCCCAACACCAGTAACCATTCCATCCTGGAAGTTTCACTTTTGCTCCCTGTTTCATAAGTTTTAATGCTTCTGAAAATTTCATTTCTATATCCTCCTTTACCTCGTGCAAATTAAGAAAATATTCAGTGCGAAACATATTTCTAAACAAATACAGAATAAAATCTGTATTACGCTTGTCTTTCCTTCTTCGTCCAGTATGGCTAAAGTACCGGCAAGAACCAGAACGAAAAATGCAAGATTTACAGCTGTTCCGATTACATTAAGTGCATTCATTTTCTTTTTCCTCCCCAATTAAGAAGTCCAGAATTTTTTCTGCAATCTCTTCCTCTGGCTCAAATGGCATTCCACAGTAATTGTATGATTCTAAAGCCGATTTTAGGCTTGATTTGAAGCCATTGTAAATTTCTCCGTGTTGTAGTAATTCGTGCCTTAAAACTGAAATTGCATCAGCAATTGATTGAGAAGTGACACTAATTTGTGCCAAGCACTCCATCTCAATGTCTGGAACAGCCATCATTTCAAACTCAAATACCGGAATTTCGTCTACGGCTACATGAAAATCTATTGATCTCACTCTCGGAACTTCATTTCCATCAATGAAACATTCTATTCCAAACCGGTCATATGGGCTTGGGTTTTTGATTTTTACGACACTCATCCTTCTTCCGCCTCCCCGAAATATTTCTTGTAAAGCTTATGGTTGTAATACCACAGATGTTGCATCACAAAAATTTTATCAATACATTCCAAACCATAATACATCACTCTGTACTCGGCGGTTCTGTCTCCATTTTTATCAGCGCTATAACCAGCTAATTTAGATTTTGATTTTGCGCCAAACCATCTACCGTTCTTTGTAACAAACAAAGAAAGATTACCGTATTCGCAAACATATGTGGCAGTTTGAGTATCATACAATCTGCCATCAGTTAATATTGCTTTTGCGTGAATTGGCTTTACAAGTTTCCGAATTGCCGGGGATTCCTTTCCAACATTTTCATATGCTTGGTTTGTTTCGGAAACGCCTTTTTTATTTTTTGAGAAAAATTTAAGCACGTCTTTTCCTCCCAAAATATTCATCAACTGCCTGTCTTACAATGTCCGATACGCTCCTGTCCGTCCGGTTCTTCTCTTCCAGGAGCCTTTTTTTCTGTTTTTCGGAAAATCGGATGCGGATTGATTCGGATTGTGGGTTTGGTTTCATAAGCACTTACCTCAACTTACAATTTCAATTGGATATCCTAAATATGCTTCCAACTCTGAAACAGTCAGTTTACGTGGTTTCTTTATTTCAACATCAACACGCTGTATGATGTTGTCTGCTGTTTTTGCAATTGCCTTTCCAGTATAACTTTCGAATTCTTCATTTGCATATACATTCAAATGTTCATATCCGTATGTACGGCACCAACGTGCAGCTGAATCAGTAATTTTTTCAAGTTCTTCCAGTTCATTACCGAATAACTCTGAGTATCTGATTGCATTGTTTAGATCACTCGCACATACCGGGACAGGAACCACAACATGTTTATATGGACTCCCGATAAAACGAAAGTATCTATGTGATTCCATTGCTTTTTGGCCTTTTGGCAAGTTGAATCCTTGAGCTATTGCTTTTTTAAGCAACTGTTCTGATTCAACATTGTTTTCTGTAACAATGCACTTATTTGTGAAATCAATCATTTTTATCCCCCTCCAAGAGTTTATATAGAGTGCTTCTTGAAACTCCTATAGTCTCAGCAAATTGTGCTTTTGTTATTTCTCCCATTTGCCAACTTCGTTTGGTTTCTTCAAAAAGGTCTTTGTTTATCTCTTTTTTGGAACGACCTTTATATTTGCCCTGGGCTTTTGCAATTGCAATACCTTCTTTTTGACGCTGCCGAATATTTTCTCTTTCTCTTTGTGCTACATATGAGAGAAGCTGCAAAACTATGTCTGCGATCAGTGTTCCTGTCAAATCTTTGTTTTGCGTAGTATTAAGCAACGGCATATCCTGTACAATGATATCTGCTTCAATCTCTTTTGTGATTTTTCGCCATTCAGCAATAATCTCTTCGTAGTTTCTTCCAAGTCTGTCAATCGAATGGATTATCAGAATGTCACCTTTATGAAGAGAAGCAATCATTTTCTGATACTCTGGACGATTAAAATCTTTCCCGGATTTTTTGTCCATATAAATTTTTTCAACACCATCAGTTTTCATTGCTTCAATCTGTCTCGCTTCATTCTGCTCTATTGTTGATACCCTCACGTAACCTATTTTCATACATAATCCCTCCCGTTTATTTATAAGTCAATTATACACGTACTCGAGTATTATTTCAAGTGTTTTATACTCATTTATGAATATTTTTATTGACTATTTAAACGGTTTTGATTATGATTACATTAATAGGAGGTGATTATATGGTTTCGGATAAAATAAAACAAATTATGAAAATGAAGAAGGTCACCAACGTTCAATTAGCTAACCATCTGGGTATGCTTCCACAATCTCTTGCAAACAAATTTTCGAGAGGAAGTATATCTGCCGATGAGTTAATTCAGATTCTTGACTTCCTGGAATGTCAACTTATAATCGAACCTAAACCAGATGTCTTAATCAAATTAACAACTGACGATATCAAAAGGGAGCCGTAATGGTTCTCTTTTTTTACTTTCTAATCAATCCTTGCCCTTGAAGTAACAGTCTAAATGTCTCTTTTCCTTTTACGGTTATGTATGTCTGGACGTTTGAATAGCCAAACGGTGTTGAAAAATCTTTCATCTGGAAAAGTCCAGCTTTCCTATACGATTCATAAGGCTTGATAATATTATGCCGATCACGGTAAATATAACCATTTTCCGTAAGCCACTTAGTAAACGCTTTAGGTGGGATGTGAAATTCCTTTGCTGCATCTCGAAAAGTTGTAAGAAGTCTATTATCTATCAGACTGTCGAAATAATCAGCCTTTGGTTTCTGTTCCCTTACTTTGGCTTCAAGTTGTTGCTTTTCTTGCTGTTCCTCAATCCACCGTTTAGCACGTTCTATCGGGTCTTCAATTTGGTAGGAATCCTGTTTCTGAACCATCTCGTATTTTCCAGTTCTTCTGATAGAAGGAAGGACTTCCGCAGTAACCCAATGTTTAAACCTTTTCGCAGATTCAAGTTTGCTTGACAGAATAAGTGAGAATAAACCACTCTCATTTATTACAATCGTTTCTTGCACTCCACTATTTGATGGGAGGCTACATTTTAGGGCGTCCTCCTTGTCTACGTGGCTTGCAATAGCATTTCTCTCTTTTACATATCCTAAAGCCTTGGCTACATCAATTCCAACGAACCAAGGATTTCCATCTATCGTTACTGTCCTTACATTTCCAAATTCTGGATTGCTAAAAATCATCATATCATTCATTCGTTGTACCCGCCTTTCTTGGTATTGCCTTATTTTTAGTATGGCAGAGAAACAGTTAAGGCTTACTGCTTGTCGTGTTCGAATCACTATCACTGCCATATAAGGAGAGCTTTTTTGTTTTTTCGAGCGGTTTCGGTGGTAACTACCGCTGACTGAGGTTTTATATATACCCCCTCCCGGTCATCCAGTGCGGACGCTGGCAAGTCAGCCCACCGCCCCATGGGACCCGCTGCCCTTGCCTGGTCGCTGTTTGTCGTATGCCTTCGGCAGTGGTCAAGGGAATGCTATTCAAAATCTATTGTAATATTGCACAAAAAACAGTGTTTTATAAAATGTCTTTTTAGGGTGTACCCTATTTGCGCATTGCGTATTACTAGATATAGAATCCGTTTTCTCGTAATCACAACATATAGTGTTTTTACTGTTATAGTTCCGGTTTTTCCATCTCTGGAAGTTGTAAAGCGGCTTTGTGCTTCTCTGCGATCTGCTGCGCGGTCTGCTGTGGTACTCCGTATTGCTGCGCGGCTTGTACTGGTGCAGTTTCTGCCATGCCATAGGCGGCTTTTGCAACAAATATCAAATTCGCATTTGTTCCGGTCTGATTATGCAATCTATTGATTGCACAGTTTTTGCAAATATCAAACCATTTTTTAGCCGTGTCACCATGTGATGAGTTTGTTCTATACACTCCATTCATCCAGTCAGTAAACGTTGTACGATTAATCCCAACTAAAAAGCTAAATACTTCTAATGTTGGTAATACATGATATTTACTGCATAATCTCACATAAGTATTAAACATTTTATCTAATAGCTCTATATCATCATTACTTGGCTTTTGTATATGATCTGCAATATAAAAAATCATATCCACAAAGCTATCTGATACCTCTTTCTTATAGTTTTCGTTATCTGGTGATATACATAATACAGTATTTATATATTCATCAGCATATATATTAATATTATCTAAATAGATATCTACGTCTTGTACATTTACTGTATTATCTTTCATGTTATCACCTCACTTTAACACGTTAATTTGCAAATAAAAAAGAGAATGTCACCGGGTAAAGCTTATTCCCGGAAGGCTTCCGGGTGTTCGGGTACATTCTCTAAAACTCAAATTAAAAAAATATTCTGTTTTCTTTTCTGCTGATACCTTAGCACAGTTTTTAATATCTTGTCAAATTTAATTTTGCATAAAATAAAACACATTATTTTGTCAATAATTAATAAATAATAATTAGGGTATTATATTATAATCTTTATTTATATATTATTATACGGTACTGTATAGCATATCTTTTAATAAACTCCAGCTTTAGGAATCTAGGAAGGGCAGAGAATAATTATATAATTATATATAATATAAGGGCGGCTACATTTTCGCAGATTTGCATAATAAAAGCCAGACCTTCCAGGAGTTTCTATCCGGCGTGATCTGGCTTGTTATGCGTGTTATTTAATTAACGATTCTGTGTACTTTCAGCCTCTGCCCTTCCTGAGTTCCGTCAGCTCTCGTTATCTGATAGCCTAAAGAAGTTTTAGAAAAATGTCAAGCGGTATTTTAAAAATATTTTTCTTGACAATTTGCCAAAAGCTGTGTTATTAAAATATTAACAGGCTCGGCGGCGGTCTGTACTCTGTCCATAGCCGCCACAAATAAGCATATTAAAAGCCCCGGGATAATTTCCTAGGGCTTTATTTTTATTCTTCCTCTTCTTCCTCTAACCATATTTGACACTGCTTGCCGTCCTCTTCGTAGCTGATAGCTTCACCAGCTTCCAGGCGTTCCCGCCAGTCCTCCGGGTAATTCTCCGGTCTGTAAATACAGTTTCCCGGAAGGAATTGATTTCCGCGCATTTCATTTATTTTCATATTTTCCCTCCTGTCCGCCCTCCTGGGGCTGTGTGGTTGTTTTTCTTTAACTGTCTTTATTATAGCGCTTATTAAACTATGCGTCAAGTACTTTATTAAACTATTCTTTAATTCTTCATTCTTTCTAATTCTTTTTGTATGCACTCCAGAACGAACGCAGACATCTTTACGCCTTTTAGATCGGCCGCTCTTTTAACGTCTTCCTTGGTTCCCTTTGGCGCCATTACTGTTATACGGTCGTACTTGTCTTTTTGATATTGTGCAATATATGAAAGTTCCTTTTCTTTCTCTTTAAATGCCATTTATTAACCCTCCTGTTATTGTTTGCTTTGATTATATCATTTATTAAACTATGCGTCAATTATATAGTAGGTTTTCACATATTATTTTTTCTCTTCCTATTATATGGAGCGCAAAAATACATATCATAAAAAATTATACGTTTTATTAAACTATGCTATTGACATTATTATTAAACTATGCTATTATAATACCAACAAAGGAACAAAAGAAACAAACAACCGGAATCGCCCGAACCACTCAAGCCAATGAGGACATAGGGAACCGGCACCGATTAATTGAAAAATTCTAGTTCCTAGGCAAAATAAAAAAGCTGGCTGCATCCTACCAAGACGAACAGCCAGCACCAAACTAAAAAAGAAAGGCAACCCCATTATAACAGGGGTAAAGGTAAAAAACAATGACAAAATACAATTATCTGGAAGCAGTAAAAGAAGACGTTAAAAATTATATTGATAATGAAATTAATTTCACAGACTTTGACAGCCTGGAAGAACTGAAAGAAAAATTAAATGATGAGCTTTGGATAGAAGACAGCGTAACAGGCAATGCAAGCGGCTCTTACTATTGCAATGCTTACAAGGCAGAAGAAAGCATAGCGCACAACTGGGGCCTACTCGAAGAAGCTCTTGACGAGTTCGGGCAGAATAACATAAACGTTATTGAAAAGGGCGCAGAATGGGCAGACGTAACAATCCGTTGTTACTTATTAGGGCTCGCAATTTCTGAAGTACTGGACGATCTCGAAGAAGATTTTGACGAAGCACATAAAGAAATGGAGGCTTAAACATGAAATATCATTATATAGCAATTTCAACACGCACAAACAATAAAAACCTTGCTTCTGTTCTTCGGGTTGCTGAATCTGACAACCTTATTTTTTCCTTGCAAATCCCCGGTATTACTTCCGCAAATATTTGCAGCACAAAAAAAGAAGCGGAAAAAGTCATTGATTTTTGGAATAAGTGTTATAAGAAAAATAAAACTTATGGAGGGTTTTAAAATGAAAGCAATAGGAGAACACGATATTATAAAGGTTAACAAAAAAATATTGCATGTGTTAAAGGCAAGCAACAACGGGTCATATTTATGTAAAAATAGCAAAGGGTGCGTTGTCTGGACTGATTACACGCAAAAGCCTGCATTTGTAACACATAGTAAAATTTACGGAGGGTTATAAAAATGACAAATAAGATTATAAAACCAACACCAAAGCAGACTATCGCCGCCATAAAAAGCGGCGACTTTTCCACAGTTGATACAATCGAAGAAAAAGCCAGAAAAGAAGCAATAGAAATTTTTGTGTCTGTTGCTGCCGGCGTTATTAAATTAGCTTATTGGGATATGTCCCCGGTAAAGCGTCGGGATGGTAAAAAGTCTGTGATGCGATATGCGCTGCACAGATCAACAAAAAAAGAGAACTGTTTGCAACTCTCCTGTATGGAGCTTATCGGCGGCGAGATCATCCCCACAAGTGACAAACAATTTAAAATTAACGATGATTACGACCGCCTGGAATTTTTCCGCAGTCTTCCGGCTGTTACAAAAATGACTTTAAAATAATAAGGGCGCGTCTTTTTATATCCTAGCTCCCAGGGTGAAGGGAAGAAAGATAAAAGCATGAAAAATTCAACTTTTAAGGAAAATGTAAGAAAGCAACTTGAAGTAAATGAAAAAATACATGCTATGGGCTTAGATGTTTGGTATGATGGAAATTTTAAGCATGTACGCATATATAAAACATATAAAAACGAATATAACCAGGATAATATAAAATTTATTGGTTATATTGATGATGATTTCAACATTGTTATAAACGAATGATTTTTTCACCGCTTCCCGGTTTCCAGTCCGGCAGCACGTTCACGGCGTGCAAGCGGTTTTTGGCATTCTGCCAGATGCACCTTGCAAAGTTAATATAATAAGTCAATCAATTAACGCGCTATTTTAGCCGTAAATGGGTTTTTATGCTATTGATGGGGATTTATGCCACTATTGCATTATAAGCCGTTTATGAGCCTTTAAATGCGTTACATGGTTTATTGACTGTCTGCGGCTATGGGTGTATAATAGTCTTGTGTAGCTATGTGCGGCTATGCTTTATTTGCGTACCGTGTAAATGTGCGTATTATGTCCGCTTATGTGCGTAGCTTGTCCAGTCTTCCCGGTGATCTGTCGCAGTTGACCGGGCTATATAACAATTAGGGCTATACGAATATATTGCGATATGCTTGTATAACGCTGTATTTGCCATTTTAAGGCGTTTTATAATCGTAGCCAATAAAATATAGGCTAAATACGTTACAAGCCATTTAAGGCTTATTTTGCAAGAGTATTATTGTATTTTAACGTTGTGTTGTATGTTACTTGTTGCTATGGTCTATTATCCGTGGGTTATTGGTTCTGATCTGCCAGAGCTACGGCTGGCGGTTGATTTCGTTGGCGTTCAATCGTTCCCGGCGCTGTCCAGGCTTCATAAGCTCGGCATGGTATCGGCTCCCGGTGCTGTCCCCTGGTTGATTTGTGGCAACGGAAAAGTCGCAGCTGTTCAAGGATTCAATAGTTGCAACTAACTTGTGGATGATCCCTAAATTTCAACATAATTTTAGAAGCCTAAAATCAAGGAAATCCATAAAAAAAGTGGCAACCAGAAAAATTCTCTCATTTTCTAGCTGCCACTTAAATTTTAATTTTGCACAAATATTTCTATAGCGTAAAGTGTTGAATGATTCAAAATTCACAATTTATTTAATCCTTCTTTCTTCCGTGTTCCGTATCTTCTGTGGGATGATTTCTCTAAACGTTCCGTCCTCTTCATTTGGGACTTGGAAAGTTTCTTCTTTCTCTGGTAATTATCAGTCGTTGTTCCCATTCGCGCCCTCCTTGTTAATCTTCTGGTTTCTGGTTTCAAAGTTTATAATTTCCGTGTCTGTTTCTAATTCTTCCGGGATTCTTCCAACAATGATAACTCGCAGCGGCTTCAATCTGCGTTCCATTTCCTTGAAACCAACGCAAAATTCCAACCGTGCTGCCTTGCTCTTTACTCTTCCATTTGTGCAACAGGCAACTGTGCTTCCCTCTGGTAGCCCATCAAAGCACCAGTCCCAACAGTATTCTGGCAGTATGTTTACGTTCGGAATTACTGGAATATCATTCAAGATCATGTAGTGTGCCAGTGCATGATTGCGGTATTTATTCCACAGGCACATTACCAGTGGCATTCCATTCTTGCCTACCGATATGCTAAAATCCGGCATAATGACTGCATGAAAACATTTTAAATGCTCCATATACTTGTCTGGCTGATTCCATAATCTTTGAAACTGTACATCATCCACATAGAAATTTACATCCAGTTCCCGGTGGTTCTTAATCTTTTGGCTGAAGCTCTCCGCAAAGTCTACAGTATCTTTGCCTGGATGGATAAAAGTCTTTGGAATTTTCGGGATTCCGTACTTACCATCAAGGTCTGCATCAGTTATTAGAAACTCCTTCATTACATCATAAGCTGTATGTATCTGCATATTTCGCCCTCCCTTTTCTTTGAACATAACACAATTTCCGAAAAAAGGCAAAAAAATAATCGCATCTCTGCGATTTTATTGTTTTGCACATGTACTTTTCCCTTTCATATGTACTTTTTGTAAAAGGTAATCAAAGGTAATCAGAACACTCGTTCATGCCAAGTCCGCAAACCCTTGATTTTACTGCATTAATCGGGGCAACAGGATTTGAACCTGCGACCTCACGGCTCGCGTTTTAATCCGTAAACCCTTGATTTTAAAGGCTTTCCAGACTTGAGGTAATCAAAGGTAACCAAAAAGGTAATCAGAACCTATGTTCTTATTCATCCAATCCTTTGCACTTTTGACACAATTTTATTTTTTTCTTCCAAAGAGCTAACATCAAATGTATAATATTTTTCATTAACTTCTTCGGTATGCCCGAGTAGCGATGCAGCAACAGTGGCAGATACTCCATTGCACCTTAGTTTAGAATTTATTGTTCTTCTAAATGCATGAATTCCTCTTTCTTCTATTCCTTCCTGCCTGCATTTGTTTTTTAAGCATGACGATATTACAGGAGCATGAACCCTTCCATTTTCGTTTGAAAACAACCATTCACTAATATACCCATTGCTGATTTCTGCTGATTTTAATTTCATTAAAAGTTTTCGAATTTCGCCAGTCATAGGAAACCATCTGTTCATTTGATTTTTTGTTTTTCCTATATAGTATTCTTTTGTATTTCTATTGTATTTTTCTGATTTATTAATAGATATATAATTTTCATTTATATCTTCCCATTTTAAAGCCGAAATTTCTCCAACTCTCATCCCTGTGAGACTTGCAAAATATACTGCGTATGAGGGAATGTATTCTGGCTGTTCATCAAAATCCTTTTTGCAGCGATTAATAATTAGTTTAAGTTCATGGTCTGATATTGTATTATGACTTGAAGGCTTTTCTATCTCCGTGCAGTATTTATAAAATATTTTAGGTGAAAGAAATTCCATAGGATCATAATTCAATAAATGTTGTGACCTTGCACTATCTATTGTGTTTTTGATATATCCAAACAAAGTTTTACACGCTTTTTTGCAAAGTTTTTGATCTTTTACAGTTCTGACAATGAATACCTTTATATCTTCTTCTGTCATTTTCTCAATTTCTTTTTCCGTAAATTCTTTTTTTTCAAAATAACGTGTTCTATCTGTAGAATACTTATACAAAGTGTTATCCGTCACAAATTCTTTTTGAATTTCTATCCAATGCTCGTAAACATCCATAAATGTTTTAGGTTTTTCTGTTTTTTCTTTCTCGAAAGCAATAATATAATCTTCAATTCCCTTTCGGCTACTTCTTTTCACTAGCTTTCTAGAATTTTTTTCTGTATAAATATAAGTATACCAATTATTGTTTTTTCCCTGCCATATTTTATATTTTTTTAATATTTCTTCATTTTTCTTCATTTGTATTTCTTCAAGTACATGTGCAGGATTTATAATACCATTCTCAATAGCATATTTCAATATTTCATCCATAAAATTTAGGAGGAACCGGGAATTCCTTTTGCCGGCCGGCGGTTCCTGTTCCTCCTTTCTATTGATAGCCTGTTTTTTTGATTTTAAGCGCTTATTTTGTTTTAACCATAACAATATTCACGAATATCATAAAAATTAATTTTAGCCGTTTTGGTCAAAACAATTATCATATTTCACAACAAATCAAATATATTGACCTGTCCATCAATCTGAGATTCTTCCAGATTGTAAAATTTGCAAGCTATATAATCTGGGTTCCAATCAATTTCCAGTTCGTATTGTAAACACCGCGGATGCTTATCACCATAGAAGAATCTGCAATCGGAACAGATATGCTGATAAGCTGTACCGCCAGACCGCTTATACATTTCGCTAATCTTCCTCATAAAATCACTCGCTTTACTCTTGATTTTCCTCTCGATTTTTTCTTGAAGATACCAGTTTTAACACAATCCCTCGGATCACATCCTCTGCTATGTTCTTCGATCAAGATATAATCACAGGTTGCATTTGTACTCCATGCATTTTCGCTCTTGCTGTAATAGTCGCATTTTGAGCATTGTCTCCGCTTTAAGCCTATAATTTCAGTGCTTTTTAATTCTCTCCATGGTTTTCTATCTGGCAATTTTCCGCACCTCCCAATCTGGCAGTATCTATAATTTTTAAAAGGTCTGAACTTAGTTTTCTTCGTTCTTGTTCTCTTTGCACTTCTGCCCGATAAGTCCTTTGAAAATTTGATTGAACTACACTCAACCATGTGCCATCCACATTTTCAGATAACGCCCATTCCCTAAGCTGTCCTGGGCTTGAAACAGCTTTTTGTATTAATTTCGGCAACCTAGCAAACTCTTCTTCTGCATGATACCCGGAATTTCGGATTGCCTTGGATACCTTTTCCCAGGCTTCCGTTTCGTTCAATTCTGTGGATTGTGGCGCAATGCTATTGGCACATTCTCTTAATGCGGCTATTGATGGCTCTTTCCATTCCGTCTGCATATATTTCTTTAATCCGAAACTTAAAAGCTTGTAATCTAGGTCTTTCAAAAGTCCATACCAAGTATCAAAAGCATATTGATCTGGCAGAAATGATGGAGAAGTGTACACAGCTTTCATTGCTTTTACGAGTACCGCCCATTCTTCTCTTGTCATACCCAATTGTCCACCTCGCTTACCCTGTTTTGGATTTTCTCCATGTAGCTGCATGGTCTATTCGTAGACTTGTCCATGTATTGTCCTTCAAATACTTTTGCGAAATTTCCAGGCTTTAAAAACCAGTCAAACGTAACCATCCAGCCATTTTTATTTTGCCCTTGTAAGAATGTGCTGCGCCGAATATTTTCAATTGCTTCCAGAATATCTTCAACACAGTTTTGGCGGATTCTGGCTTTCACTGCTTGTTCTCGTTTTGGTGTCATTCTTTTTACAGGAGTAATACCAAATTCTTCCAGAGTATTCCATTCATCAATGATTCGTTGGACGTCAGTCTGACGAATAGTATCTTTAGATACTATTAAATCATTTATATCTTTTTCTTTATCTTTATCTAATTCTGTATCTAAATCTAATTCTAAATCTTTATCTTTATTCTTATTCTGTTCCGTTACAGTAATGTTACTGTAACGTTTCTGTAACGTTACATCATCTTTCTTGCAAAGCAATGCAACCTTATTTTTTTGACGCTCACGATATTCTGCAACCCTTTTTCTGTTTTGATCTCGTATTTTCTCCAACTCGTCTGCACTTTGATGTTCTTCCCAGCCTGGAATAGAAAGTAATTCAGAATCTCTGGTAATCATCCCGAACTTTTCCAGAACTGTTAGTGCTAATTGAATAATGCTTTCCTCAAAATCCAATTCATCTGCAAGCATTTTTGTTGTGTATGGAATATTTTCAGTGAGAAAAATAATTCCGTTTGAATTACATCTACCGGCCATTGTCAAAAGCATTACCCAAATAAGAACAATATTGTTTCCCTCAGGCATTTTCCTTATTTGCTTAATTTTTCGGTTACTAAACATTTCAATCTCTATTTTAATCCAGCTTACTTTAGCCATTAATGTAATTGCCTCCTCCATGTGCTATTTTATGGCATCTTTTACATAAACAAACTCCGTTTTCTACATCATAAACAATATTTTTATCGTCATAGCAGTCTCTAAACCTCACTTTATGATGTGCAATATTAGAGTTTGGTTTTCCACACATTTGACAAATATAATTGTCTCTTTTAAGCACCTCTTTTCTCCATTTTTTATATTCTTTAGTGTGCCTTTGTTTATCTCTTTCTCCATATCCTGTTGTTTCTTTGAACAATGGTAATTTATACACATTTTCAGATTTTTTCTCCAAATATCCGTTACTTATTAATTCAGATACGGCTTCTTCTTTTGCATCTATTATTCTAATTGTGCGTTTCCAGCTCCTTAAATATCCATCATCATCTGAGCGCATACATAGTTGGAAATATGCACATTGTGCCTCAATTGACATATTTAAAAATTGATCACTATCAACAATTTTCATGGTAAACATTCTTTTATTTGCCAATTCTAAAATTCCTTTCTCCAATTCCTGGATTTTTCAAAAGTGTTTATCTCAATTCAACTTCAATTCCATTGATTTTCAGTTCTCCGTTTACCGGAATTACAATGGATGGAACGCCGTTTATTTCTTTCAATTCAATCAGAGCAATTTTATCTGGCTGGATGCAGATTGTTGCATCTGATGTTACAATTTTTGCAGTTTTTGAATTATGGATATTGTCAAGGGCGACAGGCTCATTGCTGAAATACATTTCCCAGTTTTCCTTGAAATCTGATAACTTCTCGTCTGGAACTCCGCAATATCCAAAAATCTGTTCCATTTCATCGCATGATACAGTTATCATCTCCGGGCTGTCTTTCTTCTGTTCTCTTACTTCCTGCAAAGATTCAATTAGGCTTTCAGTGAAATTGAATGTTGTATTTCCTTCGAAATTGTCCATGATAAAATCTGAAAAGACATTGATCTCATTGCCGGGTATACGTGGAATTGGTGTGCCAAGAACGTTTTCGATGAAGTCTGGATGAATATTCTTTATGTTTTTGTTGAAATACAAAGTTCCATGAATATCAGTACTTCTGTCATTGAATACAGGGAATAAGAATCCTGTTTCTGGTCTTGAGACTACCCAATCACGAATTCTGCCTTTGATGTTATTTTCAGCCACATCATAGCTAAGCCCAGCCTTTGAAAGATTTACTGGACAAATGCTGCACAGAATGTGTTCATAAATTTCTTCTGATGCATCGTGCATTTCGGTTCCATCAGAAGCTTTTCCTGGAATATCATATACTGCATGAATGAGAACTATGTAGTAATTTTCTGGATAATCGTAATTTTCAATCACTTTGTCGTAAAACTCATCCAAAAGATCATCATCTTTAAGCTTACTTGCTCTGATCCGCATAAGAAATTCCTGTGTTCCACCCTCTTTTTCCTGTGCTAATGGGAATTCAAGATTCATAAGGCTTTTTCCAAGTCTGCCAGACATGGTTTTCTTGAAAATGTCAAAATACTTAAACATTTCTTCCTCTGGAAGGGAAAGGAAAGCTTCTTTAATTTTGGTTTTCTTATTTTTTTCTGCATCCACATAACAACCACAAATGCGTGTGATTGCACAATTGGCTGGTGTAAACTGCTTCTTGATCTCTGTGATTTCTTTCTTATTCATGATTAATCCTCCCTATTTCTATTTTTATTTTTGATTTTTTCATAATAAAAAGTCACATCATCTGTAACAATTCTAACAATTCCAAACCTTTCTCCTACTTGAAACGGAATGCTATCCCTCATAAGTCTTTTTGGAATCCCAGAAAGATATTTTCTAAATTCTTCTGGTTTTAAAGCTGATTTGTAATGATTGCAAGAGCGACACGCAGGAAGCATATTGGAAATATCGTCCTCTCCGCCACAACGTATAGGATTTACGTGGTCTACTTGCATATCTTTATATTCCAATGCGCAACCACAGTAAGCGCAATACCCTTTGCATTTTTCATATACTTTCATGCGCTCTTCTTTTGATAATTTTCGCCTTTTTGGAATTTTCATATTTTCGCCTCCAGATTGTTATTTTTGATAGTATGAACAGACTATAAATAGAATCCAAAATGCACATAAGCACAATGCGTTTTCAATGTAATAAATTCTAATAGACACAGTAACAGCGGCTAAAATCCATACAATTGTTTTGACGATGCAGCTATAATAATTCTTTTTGACTAATTCTTTTTACCTCTCTCGCCTGTTTCTTCTCAATCCACTTATTGATTTTTTCATCGGAAATCATGTACATTTGCTTTAACATTTCGATGCAGATCAACACATCTGCAATTTCTTCTATCATGTTATCACGGTTGATTTTTCCGCGCTTTGCCTTACTGATTGCTTGGATAAGTTCTGCGCATTCTTCCATACAGACCGTGCTTTGATTGTTTTTTCCGTAGTGCTGAATACTTTCTGTGATAATGCCTTTATCAATCTTTATCCCTGTGATTAATCCGGCAAGAGTCTTTGCCCCGGAATCACACGCCCATGCTTCTTTGAGATATTTCTCCTGCCATTCATCTTTGATTTCTGATTTTCCCAAGAAACATAAATGCTGATCTCTCATATCGGATAATATGTCTTTTGCTTCTTCTGGTTTCATATTAATTTCCTCTTCATCATCAATCTCAACAATTTTTAAGTCTGCGAAATCACAACCCATTGCGAATCCGTCAATCATTTTCTTCTTAACTCCAAATACCTCTATCATGTAAGAATTATTTTCCATGATTTTTATTACATCTGACTTTTTAACTTATTCAGCCATTCTCCATCTCCTCCAACTTCTTCTCTATCGGATTAATAATCTCTTCCAATACCTGTTGCTCATAATTTTCTTTCCAGAATTTTTCTCTTTTCCAAAATTGGATTTTCATAATCTCATTTATTAAATTAATACACGCTATTGCTTCTAACATTCCCCAACATCCATCACAGGCTCTTTCATTGCACCAGTTTATAAATTCTTTAAATTTCATTTTTGAGTTCCTCCAACTTATTTTCAGCTTCTTCACGGGTGAGGAATACTGTTTTACCGATTTTATCTATATCCGACAACTCAAATACGCACTTGTCGATTACACATGGCGTCTTATTTGGAATGCCTAAGATGTAATATACTTCTGTTCCAACCTTACACGGTAATCTCACAAGCAAGCCCTGTTCTTCTAAGTCTTTATATTTCTTCAACTCTTTCTGCATTATCGATAATTTAGTAAGCTCTAATCCAGTAAATGTACCGTTTTCTTTGAGTTCCTTTAATTCCTTTAAAGTGCCAATATCTTTATAAGACTTTAATTCTTCAAGCCATTCCGCAAACTGTTCATGTTCTTCTGCATCTTTAATACAATCAGCTTCGAATCGTTTATTAATTTCTTCATTTCCCAGTGATACCTTAGTAAATTTACCATTCCATCTTTTTCTTTGCGCCATCATCTTTTCATGATTAATTGCTTCTTCGAGTGTTAATCTTTCCATCTACTTCACATCTTATATACAACCCACTTATCAGAACCTTTGAACTTTACCCTTATCTTTACCGGATGTCCATCACCAATCATTCCCTTTGGCTTATATTCACCAACAAATGTTGCTCCTTCCAATGCCTTATGGCTTTTCTCGCATGCAATAGCCTTTTCTTTATCCGCATAGTCAGTATTGCAGATTTGACATGTATATAATATTTTCTTAATCATCTACCTCACCTCTTCCATCTGACTTTCTACAGTATCTGCGAGTAACTTCAAGGACTTAATAAATGAGTCCGTCAATGCTGTTCTGTCTGGGTTTTTAGCAAATGTTCTGACAATGTTTACTGCATCCTTGATTTCTTCTTCATCTTCGACGATTTTGGATGCTTCAAGCAATGTCTTTTCAAAGCTGTAAGTAGCGATTTTATTATCGTAAAAAATCAATATGTTTGGAAATGGAATTTCGATATGGTTTAAATGGTTTTCTCTCGCCCATTTGAATCCCTGAAACCTTGCTATTTTCAGAACACTCAAATATTCTTCCCGCGTTCTTACAAATACGTTTTTTCCTGTTAAATCAATCATCATAATTTCCCCCCTGTAATCTCATCAATACACTGATTCCATCCCTCTGCAAAGCCGGTATCAGACGTATTAGCCGGATAATCTCCATTGTATTTCTCTGGTAAATCCATAAGCGGACACCAATCAGGCTTTGCGCTTAAGTCTTCGATATATCTACAATTTATTTTACAAAAAGAATGGAATATTCCACCGTGTAAAACACATGATTCACAATCTTCTGGTGTTTCCATCACTACTACTGATTTATTCATTCCGGCACCTCCATTCCTAAATTAAATAATGTTAATTGTGATTTGAACTCGTTCAACCGTTTTTGAGCTGAATCGTAATAATCTTTATTGATTTCATAACCAACATATTCCAGACCGTATTCCTCATATGCAATCAATGAACTTGCGCTCCCCACATGGGTATCAAGAATCTTCATTCCTTTCTGCAGATATTTCTGACATATCCAACGATATAAATTTACAGGCTTTTGGGTTGGGTGGATTCGCTTTTCGTTCAGTCTTTTGTTGCCCTGCTGTATTGTTCCTTCAATTATTGATTTTCCTTGAAACATTCCTCTCCACATATAGCGAAAAATATCAACCCTTCTTGTAAGACTGCAGTAAGCAACTTCTGCGTCTGATTGATCTGAACCATCGTTGCATTTATCCCAGACTATCAATCCGCCCGCCATTGTGTAATCAAAATAATTACATCCCCAGATAATTTGATTCTTTGAAACCCTAAACAGTTGTTTGAAATATTCTTTATCAGGCGTATTGTTGTCCCATCCATAATTCTTGTACCTACCATCAGGAACATAAATGGAACTTCCATTTTTCTGCTTTACATATTTACTACGATTCTTACCGCCGTGTTCTTTGATTCCGTATGGTGGGTCTACAACTGCCACGTCGAAGTAATTATCTGGAAAGTCCGGGAGAAAATTCATGCAGTCACCGCAAATAAATTCTCTTTGCATCAGTGTTCCTCTCATTCAACTCCACCGCCCTTCACGATCTCGATTGCATCTTTCAGCATTATAATTTCATATGCTTTAGACCATCCTACTGGTCTTGCCAACGCGCTTCTATTTTCCAACTGCTCCACAACCTTGTCCACATCAAAAGCTGTCGGCTGTTCGTCAACAGCTTCACACATAATTTCCGGGCTAAATGTTTCTCTCCCTGTGTTCAAAGAACTATTAATTGCTTCTTTCAGTTTATCTGCATTAATCAACCTCATAATCTTCACACTCCTCCGCATATTCATAACCGTCCATATCATCACATCTGCACTGGCAGGAATCCTGCTTAGTACAGCAGATGCAGCACTGTGTTTCACCGTCCGGGCAGTCTAATTTACAATATCCCATTCAGTCCTCCTTATATGATTCTGAACAAGTGTCATTTCATTGTTCATACTTCCACCTCCACAAAATACTTTTCTAAAGTTTCTTTTGATATCTCAATCCATCTGTTAACATTTACTCCATCAAGATGGATATCTCCGTCGATAATTTTTCCGTTTCCAACTTCATAAACTTCGCCTACCTCAATTTCCATGTATCCGTCAACGTAAAACCCATCATCATCGTATGTATCTAACGTGAATGCTTTCACGCATTTATACTTCATGCTTCCACCTCACTATTTTCTGGCTCTTCATAATGCAAATCCAATTCAATGCCATCAATATTTCCACCCAGTTTGTTCTGGCAATGGCACAATAACAAGTCAAGCTCTTTCTTGTCTATGATTCCTTTCATACGGATATATGCCAGTACTCTATCAACACTTTTGATTCTGTATTTTATGATAAGCTCTCTATACACTTTCCTGATAGTCTCAATCTCAGATTCATGTCTTCTTATCTCGGCAAGTTTGCCTTTACAGAAGTCATAATCTTCCTCAAGTTCCTGTTTACTGGCTTTTGCGACTTCTTCCGCGGTATATCCTTTTATTTCTGTCATACTTCCACGCTCCCATCTACTGGCATCTGATAATCAATATGTCCATTTACATAGGCTTTCTGAATCATGTCCAGTACTTTCATGGCTTTTGCTTTGGTTGAATAATGCCCGACAATATAATCCTCGCATGAATATGAACAGATAATCTTCACAATCCCTTCAATGTCTATGATATTAATTACGATTGAATTGTCGAAATTGATTAATGTTTCTTTATCCTGACTTCTGATTAATATTTTGTGTCCTCCTTACTCGATAAAACTCGTTCCGCACTGACAATGATAGCTAATGTGTCCGTTATATTTACTCACGTTCGCAATTACCTTTCTACCGCATGAAAAACAAGTTACCTCTTTTGTCAGCGGCTTTTCGTATTCTTCTACTTCTTTATCTTGAATAAACCTCTGACCGCACCAGTGGCACTGCTTAGTGCTGTACGGCCTCTCTCCACAAATAGGACATTCTGGAATTATTCCGTAACCATCATTTATGATTGGGAGTTTTATCGGCTCTCGCTTTGAATAGATATTCCAGAGTTCTTTTCTGCGGTTTTCTCCGTCTTGCTCTATTAAAGCCTTGTACTTCTCTTCCTCTTCTTTGTCCCAGTAAATGACACAGGCTTTGTCTTCTGGTGAAATGTCTTTGGTGTACGGCTGTGTCGTGCAATGATAGCCTGTTTCGCCCTTCCTTTTTCTTGACTGACATCTCATGCAGCCACCGCATTTTTTATCCAACAATTCCTCTGGATAAATGCTTGTGCTGGAACGTCTTTCTCTCTCTGGCATTCCGTCACTGAATTTAATTTCACTCATTATTTGTCCTCCTCCTTCAACATCGGAAACAGCCATCCTGTCTTTTCGTTCAATGCAATCCAATCAAAATTTAGCTCTGATAATTGATACTCTTTATTGCATTTTTCGCAGGTGAATCCTTTCGTTTTACTGTATTGCCCTATAATTCCACCGCATCCACATCTACAGTGTTTATAATCCATTTCCATCCTCACTTACGCTCCAAATCTTCTGACCAATTCTTTATTTAAATCTGGAATCCGCACATCTGTTTCAGATTCCAACTCTTCAACCATGCTCATAAAACTTCTTTCTCCACGGTTCGCTTGACCTACAAACTCATTTGCACAATTAATTACGTCCAAAAGTCTTTTAGTAGAAAAACCATGCAATTTCCGTAATGCCAACATGGTTGTTACCGTGTTAATTGTATTCGCCCAATCGTCACCAGTGCTGAATCCATCGTTGTAAGCTTGATCCCGCATTTCCTGTAGTTCCCTGTACGATTGCTTCATCGCTCTTCCGAATGCCTGTGACATTTGGTTATCGCATTCCAACACCCTATTTTTCTTTGGTGCTTTCATCTTTAATTTGCTTCCCATATTTTTTCCTTTCGTATCTGTATTCCGTCAAACGGTATGCTCTTGATACTCCCGGATGTTCTGTGGCAATCAGAGAATCCATCTCCAATTGCCGCATATGTCTCTGGACGGTACACTTTGTGAGGTCTGTTCCATCCATGATTTCTTCATAAGAAGGCATATATCCGTGTTTCTCAAAATACTTGACAAGAAATCTGTAAATATCATTTCTGGCAGATTGTCCCTCATTATATTTTCTCTGACGGTAATTCATAGGCAAAACGGCTCTTCTGCCGCAGTATTACTTTTTTCTGCACGCATTTTATTTAATCTTTCCGCAGCTTTCTTCTTTGTTTCATCGGAATATTTTCTCGGTGGATTGATTTTAATGTAGGAATACGGCAAGTGAGCGAAAATAGATCCATCATTATTTCTGGCAAGAATTTTTACATCGTCTGGAAATTCCTTTTCTAATTCCTCACATCTGTTCTTCCAGGTACTCCCATTCTTAGCAGTAAGTCCTACATAATCTCTTCCGGGAATCCACTCAATTACACATTCGTTTGTGTTTTCTGACACAAAACTCACCTCTATTCATTTTTTTATTTTTTATCTTTGGAATTTAGCCAGTAGAACTACTGGTGTGTTAGAATCAGTGATAATTTTCTTCATTGAGTAATTCGTTGAATTTTTCCAACGCCTTAATAGATACTTTGTTATTTGCTTTTTCTGGTCTGATTGATACGTTTAAGTGAGTATCAATAATGTGCGTCAACTCTCTTGCAAGTGTTTTCTTTCCTTGCTGAAGTCCCTGTCTGTATGTCTTGGGCTGTTTATATTGCCCTGTTACTTGCTTTCCAGCTAACTGGCCACCAGCTGTAATGTTGTACATCTGGAAGCCTTTATCTGCAAAAGCCTTGATTGTTTCAATTTCTTTCTGGTCAAGTTCATCCTTTCTACATGTTCTATATGAAAGTTTCCATCCAGTAGGATTACTTTCACTGTAAAACTTATGCTTTTTAAGGCTTAATGCTATATGGTCATATTCTGCTAAATGGCTCGCACATCTCTCACGAAGTCTAAGCGCTTGTCCCACGTAGCTGCGTCGAATCCCTGCTTCGTCTATCCTATAAAAAGCATATATGCCACTTGTATTTGGTATCGAAGGGCATATTGATTCAATCATTTTTTCTCTCGCATTTTTCATTGCATATATTTTTTTATAATTTACTTTTTGCATTTCTCCTGCCCCTTAACGGTGTGGTTAGTATTTCTTCGATAGACCATCCTAATTCTTTTCTATGATATAAACAGTGTGCGTTTATGCCTATAATTTCAGCCCATTCAAGAACTCTATACTTTTCTCCATTGTATTCCCATATTGCAGATTCAGATAAATTCTTACATCTCTTGCTACAATAAACAGCGTCATTGAAATGTCCACCTCTCTTGGCATTAAAAGGTTTGTTACAAATTGGGCATATTTTTGTATAATCTTTAATAGTTGGGTGATCTTTGTAATAAAGAATTTTACCGCATCTTGGACTGCACGTCTTTTGCCCTTTTCTTTGCTTTAGTTCAAATTGTTTTCCACAAACAGGACATATTAAATACTTGTTTTCTTTTGGTATAGAGTTTCTTTTATTTTGTGCCTGCTCAGCATTTGTAATAAAACGGCAGTTATCTGGTTCATAATTTCCGTTTACGTCTATTCGGTCAATGGTTAAGATATTTATTCCATTACTTGTTTTTTCTTCCTTATATCCATTCTCAATTGCCCATTTGTAAAATAATGTGAAATTATTTTTCCATTCATCACACATTACTATTCCACGCCCGCCGTAATTTTTGTACGATTTACATGTTTTACAATAGCAACGATATTTAATACTCTTCCAAAGTGGGTACAGCCTTCCACAGTTATTAGATAGCCCATGTTTTCTGCTCATATTGCCAATAATTTCTCTATGCAGACATCCACATGACTTCGTTGTTCCTCTTTGTAACCCTGCTTGTCTTACAATAGTTTTATTTCCACAATCACAAATGCATTCCCAGCGCTTTGTTCTAACCCCTTTGTCTGAAATAGCATCTTCTGCTCTTTTTATGACGGTGAGTCTCCCGAATTTCTTGCCTGTCAAATCAATAGTTTTACGCATTAAAAACTCCTTTTTCTGCACACTTCCTCATCACGAAAACTTTTCTATAATTCCTCTAACATCCCCCCCTTTCAATCTGGTCAATGAGTTTCTTGCATTCATCTTTAACATAGGCAAGTGAACGAATTTTGCAATCTGGATCTTTATTTAATTCTCGCCAGTAATCTCCCATTATTTTAAGCATTTTTTTGAAGTCTGGTTCTTCCCCGAAATACTGTTCTGCTATCTCAATATCATAACCATCGAAACAATGAGCGCAGTCAAATCCAATCCACCATGTATCATCATCGTCACAATCGTGTAGAAATGGTTCTGAATAAGTAACTCCACCATGACAGTCAAGATAACCTAAATCATCAACACTTTTCTTTGCTAACTTATGGCTGTAAGGTATACCAACATATCCGCATCTGTATGCTCCTGGCATAAACAGAACCACATATGGATAACCTTTGTATGTAGACTTTGTTTCTAAAACTGGTTTCATTTAATCACTCCCATTCACTCTCGTATTCATCTTCGCCCTCATCATAGTAACCATTTTCCATGATTTCTTTGAATGCAGCTATTGCCTTTCTGAACCTGTCACGCAAAACCTGTTCTTTCTGTTCAAGATCATCAATAACCTTTTTTCTTTCTGCGATTTCTTCTAAAAGAGATTTATTCTCTTCTTCAAGATTGTATCTGGCAATGCGTTTCATGGTTGTTGGGTCAAGTTTTACAATTTCCTTTCCAGTAACGTAAAGAGTTGTTGGATTCATTATTGCCGGCGCATACGTTCTTGTCTCGCCATAAACCGATGTAGTTTCTATTTGTTCTGGCGGTTCAGTAATATCCTCAATAGATTCAACATCAAAGCACATCATTTTCTGATTGCTAAAATAAATAATCTGTCCTGTTTGTACCATTTCATCACTCCTAACTAAACGGAAATTCATCTTCCATACTGCCTAAATCTGGCACATCCATGAAACTAGGTTCCGGCGGCGGTACTGGTCGTGTATCTGGTTTCTGTGGATTCTCTGTCTGACCTTTGTTTTCTGCAAAATCATGTGATTCCACAAAACAGTCATTTGTGTATATTTTTTCACCATTTTGGTTCGTATAACTTCCAGTCTGCCATTTCCCTCTAATATTAATTTTCATTCCTTTTTTCAGAAATTTCTCAACAAATTCTGCATTCTTTCCAAGTGCTACGCATGGTATAAAGTCGGCTTTACGCTCTGTGTTCTTTCTTTTTTCTCTATCAACCGCCAATGCGTATCTGGCAATCTTAGTGTCGTTAGTTCCCATTCGTATTTCCGGGTCAGCTGTCAGCCGCCCGGAAATACAACTACATTAAATCCCATACAATCACCTCTCAATCTGAATGTCGCATCTAATAAGTGCGTGTTTGATTTTCTTTGTATTTCCTGTTACAGTTTCTTCTTTCCCGATAACAAAGGAAATATCATCTTCTGTTACGTTGAATCCTTTTGTTTTGATATGCTCCATGATGATTTCTTTAATTTCATCTGTGCCGATTCCGATTGTTATTTCCAATGGTGTTACCTCCCTGGTTTGTATACTGGTGGCATTGGTTGCCATGCAATGACTGGGTAATATGCAATTCCGTGTTCTTCTACCATGCCCCATCTTCCACCGCCTAAATATGTAAGGGTTGTTGGTAACTCGGCGTCTTTTATGGTAACGTTGTATTTTATCTTATCTTCTGGGCTTTCTCTCACATCTGGCTCTGGCGGTAACTTCACATCTGTTGGAATCCACATATCCGCAGGACTGTAGGAACAGATCAGTTCTTCAACTTTCTTGATTGCGTCATTCCAACCTTTGTCGTACTTACATTCCTGTTCGGAAGGTTCTGGCTTTTTCAGTTTGTCAAGTGTTTTTAAGAAGATTTTCATTGATTAATCCTCCTTGACTTTCTCAATAGTTTCTTTTATTGCTTCTTTCACAGCCTTGGTTTTAATCATCTTATCTGCCAAGGCTTTTGCCGCTTCCTGTACGATCACGTTTTTATTCTCTTCTAGTATCTCGGAAATATGAGAATGTATCATCCTACACAACGGCTCATTGGTTTCTCTACTACCATATAACTCTTTTTTATAAATAACTCCTTTGATTTCTTTGGTAATTTTTTCAACTACCTTGTCCTCAACATTTTTACGGATTTCCTTTGCAATTTCTTCCTCATTGACACCAATCGTTACTGGTACGCTGAATACGCTCATTTTCAATTTCCCTCCCCTATAGCTATCACATCACATCCAATAAATACCAATTCCTCATGTTCACTCATTCCATAGCCGACAGATCTTCTTCCTACTTTAAAAAATACATTATTTGTATTAACCGTAACTCCTTCAGTTTTTTCCATATAATCAGAAACAATAGCTTTCAAAATATCTTCATTTAAGAAAGCCTTTCTTTCGACTATTTGATGTTCTTTTGGCATATATTCAAGCCATGTCTCTATACCTTTGTATTCTTTTCCTTCTGTGTCAGTCCATTCGCCATTTCCAGTATATGCAAGCATGATGATTCTTTCAGAGTTTTTCAGCTTTACATAATACAAACATGCGGTATCATCAGTTGGAGCTTCTGGAAGCATATCTCTTACTGAGCGCCATGCACTAGTTGAAGGAATTGTTTTTCCTGCTTTACGGTCTACATGCTCCTGTCCTTTAATTACATAGTTTCTAAATTTTTTTGGCATTAATTTTCTCCTTTCAATTATTCAGTCGAATTGTTTTCCTTATCATCTTCAACTGCTTTCCAAATACAATCCATAACAGATGCATAATCAAGCAGTATTTCTCTTTCTCTGATGTTTCTTCCGTCTTTTTCATGCCAATCTCTCACTATATAAAGTTCGGCATTTGCAGAAAGAATATCTGTTTTCATGTCCCAGTATTTAATATGAATTTCATAAGCTGCATTTGCAGAAATTGGATTTACATAAATTCCTTTTGTTACTTCTTTCCAATCTTTTAATTCAATTGATACCATCTATTTCTCCTTTCAAAACGGACATAAGTCCAAATTAACTTCTAGCCCCGGTCTGGCAATCTGCACCAGGGCATCATCCCAAACCACCGCTTCTTTTATCTCCTTCAAAATCTGTTCCGGGTCAGCTGCTTCATTACTCAAATGAACCAATGTTACCGTCCGTAATGCTGCCGTATGGTTTGTTTTTACTAGGATTTTGCAAGTATCTAAGGAACAATGCCCTTTAAGCCTGTGCGTGTAATTTTCAGCTGTTTTGTCAACCAATTCTTTACAATAGTTACACTCAATAACAAAGTGGTTCAGTCGCATTGCTTTGAAGTTGTACTTGCAGTATTCAAAGTCTGTCATGTACAGCAGTTTTCCCATTTCTTCATGTTCTACGATATAACCATAATTGAAGCACGGAATAAGTTGCCCTGTTTCCTTATCCCTTGTAGTATGTGGCAGATAGAACGGTATTACTGTAAATGAGCCAACCCGAAACGGTCTTTTCTCTGGAACACCTTTCATCAATTCGCCAGTGATGATTTGCAGATGTTCCACGGTTTCATCATTGGTGTAAATCTGAATGCCTAAATTCATTAGATTTTTAAATGATTCACGGTGATCGCTCAACCGTGTTCATGGGTAAGAAGCACGCCAGAAACATCACTTGTTCTGTAATCAATAGCTTTCAGAATGTCTTTGTATTTGCATCCGCAGTCAAGAAGAAGCATTTCTCCGCTGTTGGATTTCAAAACATAGCAGTTTCCATGTGTACTCCCTGTATTTACTATTCTCATGAACATTTTTCATCACCTCGCTTTCTGTTTATTTGTAGCTATTTAAAATTGAAGAAGCAGTTTCTCCAATCATATTTTTATCGTCCTGCTGATATGGAGGAGCTCCGCGCCATAATTCTTTCATATCTTTTAAATCTGTAGCCACCATTGCGTCCCTTATTAATTGAAGCTCTTTAAGCGATAATTCCACAGTCACAATGGAATCCCAATTTATTTTCTTTCTTCCTATTTCTTTCATACTTCATCATTCTCCGGGAACTGAAACACAATGTTTGCAGGCTCGAATTTCATATCTGGGCTGTTAACCATGGTTTTAATGATTCCGAAACCTCTTGCAGCCATTTTTATGCATTCTTCGTAATCATCATCGCTCATTTCAATGTTTTGTGCTAAAAACATTCCTGCATACACTTTATGCAAAGCTTTCATAGCTTTTTGGGCTTTTTCATCTGTCGAATAACGAGCCATGACTGTTCCTTTTTCGCCTACCATTGGCACATATGCTCTTATGATATTTCCAATTCTGCTTAATGATGTGATTTCATAAGGAACATCAATTTCCCCATTCTGACTTGCTAATCTCATTCCTACTCACCTCCGAAAAACGTTTCTCTCATATCAACAGGCTTATATTTTTTATGCATTAAAGCTTTGTTCTTTCTGGCTCCCTGTGGGTCATTGCAGACAAATGATTTGCATATCTCCGGTCTAACAGGGTAGATTGAACATTTCTCTTTTGCCTTATCGTCCATCAGAAACGGACAGGTTAAATCCATTAATGAAGCAGTGAAATTATGTCTGCATTCCTTGATATGGTGTTTGCGAATGTACCACTTAATCTGTTTGATTTCCTTGGATGATATCGGTAGAAAATTTGAACAACACGAACCGCATTCTGAACATTTCCCATCTACCGTGAAATCATAAAGTCCGCTGTTCATATTGCTTAGAACTTCTTTAATTGTTTCAATTACACTGCTACTCATATCAGTTTTCCTCATTCACGACAATACCGCCGTGGATAATAACTCTCTTTCCGTCAGAATCATCAAAGTAAACTTCATTCTCTGATTCGGAAACATCAAACTTTCCAGACCAGGACTTAATTTTACCGCCGTTGTAATCGTAAACAGTTACGGTACGGTTCAGACCGCCGTCAATATCACTGGATAGTGATTTTAATGATCTGCTACAGGAAGAACAACCACTAAACATTGTGATTGCTGTAACCCCTGTGATTAATACTGCTATCTTAATACATTTATGCTTCATTTTGGCTCTCCTTTTACATTGTAAGTCGGATTATAATGAGTACCACATATGTAATAACATTTAAAAGAATAATTAAATTGGTTCGATTGTATTCATTTTTTCGAATAAAAGTTACTATCCATATCAAAAGTGCTATTGAAAGCAAAATAATAAGCACAATTGTGGAAGTTTCCATCCTACATTTCCTCCTGGCTCATAAATGACGGAATTTCTGTTTCCACTGGCTCTGCTGCCGGGATTGGTTCTTCTGAATATCCGTCAGATTCCACAATAAATTCCTCACTATTTGCTCTTTCATCAATTTCATTCTGAACTGCTTTTTCTGGATCAGTTTCTACTTCTACGCCAGCATAAAAAGCATTCTGCTGTGTTGGATTCTCGAAATCCAGTTCAATGTGCTTGCACAGTCTATGTAATACAGTCTTTTTGTACATTTCCCCTGTGAAGTTTTTCCAAGCTGGACTATTTGAAGCCTTACTGGACTTTCTTGTGTTTTCAAGGTCTGCCAAAGTCATAGTATCGTAAGCCATGCCACCATCTTTATAAAGAACAACTGCGAATGCTCCAATGATTTTTCCATCATTAAATGCTTTTGGATTGAAGCTAAATGTCTGTTCTCCATTTTCGATGGATTCCTCAAAATCATCACCCTCACGAACCAACTTTGCATAAATATCCTTTATTGGGCGAATAGAGTATTTCTTTGCCAGCTTCTTCGCCCCTCTGTAGTCCGTTTGGTAATTAAGTTGATTTCCATATGGAACCAAGTAACACTCTTTTGAATAAAAATCCAAGCCCAAATAAGCGCCCTTCATCAGTCCAGACATCAACTGTGCTTTGCTATATTTCTGCAACTGTGGATTATCATTTACCAGAGCAAGTGCATTCTGTACGAATCTTGCCTTGTTAAAATCTTTCGGGAGTGCTTCTGCTACTGAATTTAACTTTTCAGTAAGAGCTACGCTAAATGTCTGCGGTTCCTGGTTTGCTACCTGTGTTGTTTCTGCCATATCAATTCTCCTTTTTCTTTTTTATATTTTTCTCTTAGGTGCATGCATAGTGAATTGAAATATATTGTTCTATCCTCTATTGTGCTATTATGTATTATCCTGCTGTGGCGAAATCTCAATCCACCGTGAATGCACCCAAGAGTTATGCTCAGTGGCATATGAAACAGGATGAAGTGTTGTGTCCTGTCCTGTTATTTGCTTTATTGGAATTTTATATCCTGTTGTGATTTCCGGGCATTCACCCGGATTCATATGTCACCGATAGTTACCTAATTAAATGATAGTTACATTGTCCGGGTTGATGTGATATCTTCCGTTTCCATTTGCTCTCTGTGTTCCGATTCCAATGTACTTTCCACTGGTTTCAATCAGCTGCAATACTGTTTCATATGGAAATACAATGTCCGGGCAAGATACTTCAATAGTAGTTCTCCAATTATGGAACACATTACTGCTACAAAGAACCGGGCTTGCACTGATTCCAGAAGTCGGAACGATCTTATTTACCACCTCAACAGATTCAAAGTTTACCGGGCAAATAGAACCTTCGATTGAAAGAGAACGCTTTATATCTGTTCCTTTCTTTCCTGTGGAATCTTTGAAGAAAGTAATAAATGTTTCCGTGAATGATTTCTTGAATGCCTGGGTAAGAATGCAAGGTCTGTTGTTTGCCATGTAATCTTTCCACTCTTCCTCGGTGTAAAGGGAAATATCTTCATCGTGGAAATTAATTGGTTTTTCCCAGTGAATACCAGTAATTAAGCCCTCCCAAACATTCTTGGGCTGATTGTAAATAGCTGGCATTTTGAAGCCTTTGTCCTTGGACTGCTTGAAACATTCAGCCTGTTCATAGTAACGGCTTCTTTTGTGAAGAATGAGGTCTGTGTCCCCAATTAACTCAACTCTTAATGTGGTTTCCTTTAAAGGTTCGATTGTGATGTTTTTTGCCATGTTGCTTTCCTCCTAAAATAAAATATTTTGATTTATTGGTTTCGTTTACGTAAACATTCAAACGGGTTAATTCGTAATACCTAATAACGCTTTTCATTCTATAATGTGTTTTACTATACTTTTCTTTCATATCCTGTTTTACGGAGTAATCCGCTTGAATCATTACGCAAACTTTAAATGTACTTAGCAAGCAGTAGAATGTGCTATATTTTACTGTCGTGTGTTGTTCTCTATTGTGCGAAGATATAATTTTCTTAGCAGTGTTTCTACTGCCAACTAAATACATTTGGTTAAGTTGAATGCTCGGTAGGTAACATGAATTGTCCTATAGTGTCCTATGCTGTCATATACTGAGTTATTCTTTACTTTCCTGTGACACTTTTCATGTCACCTACCCAATATTCAATTTTTATTTGGATGAGCCGCTTTGCAGACAATATAAAAGTCATATGTTGTGTTCTGTGTTGTGCTGTTCTGTCTTACACTGTTCTGACAATTTATACTGCCTACAAAACAGCCCATCCGTTAAGTGCTGTGTGTATTATTCTGTGCTATTATTTCCTGTTGTAAGAATTTTTGTCCTATAGTAAGTGTTCACAACACTTATCACTCTGCACAAGGGAAAGATGTACTGTACTATACTGAATTGTTTTATTTTGTTGTGTTGTGAGTTATCCTGTCTTTCTGCTTATGCAGACTGATAAATGCTGTGGTTTCCTACGCTCATAAACCTGTAAAATCAAGCGAATATTCTGTTTCGAACTATCCTGTGATGTCGTGTTGTGTTCTGCTTTTTCCTGTACTTTACTTCTTTTGCCTATTTTACAGGCATATCAACGTAGGAATTTCGCCGCTACTGCACTCATGTCCCTACAAGAATAAGGTGTTTTGCTGTGCTCTGTGATATTATGTATTGTCCTATTTAGCAATATAATGTGCCATAATATAGTTTGATTTCTTCCTACTCCTGTAGGCATATCAGCACAGTAGCGGCATTTATGTTTAACTAATCAGTTCCCAAACTTCTTCGTATTCGGAAATATTCTGGTATTTCTGTTTCACTGACAGAAGTTCATTCCGACAACGCTCTAAAAGTGCTTCGTATTCATCTGGTTGCTTCAAAATAAGCTGTGTTGGCTTGTATCCGCTTTTCCCATCTGTCTTGTAAAACACTCGAATTGCTGTCGGCTTTGACTTGTTATCAATATCCTGTTCCACGATTTTTAACTGACAAACTATCTGTCTGGCTTCGTGGATTCTGTATTTTTCAGCTGCTATGGAATCATCCCATGTGAAGCACTTATGTAATTCTGTACTTTCGTCCCTTGCTTTCTCAAGAATCTGCTGTGGTGTAGCAGATTCCATCTGATCGCAAATTTCCATGATTTCAGAAGCACATTTTGTAGCATCCGCTTTGAAAAAATGTTTTCCCCATGTTGCTGTTAGCATTTTCCCCTCCTGTTTATCAAATTACTTTCAAATCTCCATCTGTCACTCTTAGCACAATCATCTGCCTGTCTAACATAGGGATTCTACTTTTGTCAATGCTCTCCGAATCATCAATCCAAATCGGCAGATTCAGCCCATTCATTTCCTGTAATCCATTCAGTAAATCAACCTCGCAAAGAATTTTGTCGGAATGATTTAATCCGCTATTGTAGTCAATTCCATTGCAGATCATCTTGCAAGTTTCCACTGGATTTCCCTCAATCGTGTAATCAAGGAAACTGAACTGGAAATGATGGAAAAATGGATTGATTTTCTCTGCCAGTGCCTTATTCTTCTGAATTGAGAAGTTAAGAACGGTGTCAATATTCTTTTCAATATCGGCTTGTACCTGTCCAAGGCGTTTCAGTTCCTCATTCAGTTCGGCTACTCGCTTTTCTTTCTCTGTGACTGCTGCCTGTGCAATTTTGATATCTGCATCCACATTGGAAATCTGTTTCATGACATTGCTGATCTGCATTCTTAATTCCTGTTTCTTTCCAGGAACATCATCAAATGATTTCAGTTTCTCTTCAAATTCTGAAATTCTCGCTGTAACCGCAAGATATTCTTCATCATTTTTCATATCTACAGATTCCGGAAGCTCCGTAAATTTGGACTGTTCTTCCTCAATCTGTTTAGTGAGTTCAGCAACTTCATCCTGTGCTACGCCGATTTCCGATTGTAATTTGTTGATTTCCTCGTTAGTTTTCTTTAATTTTGCAGAAGCAGAATTTCCAAGATCACAAGTTCCTTTTAACTGGTTCTGTTTTGCTGATTCCCAGTTTTGCTTTTTGGTTAATTCATTTTCAATTCTGAACTTCTTCTTTTCTTCAAAGGAAGCTCTCAATTCGGAAATTTGTTCTTCTGGCAGTTCCTTCCCACAGGTCGGGCAAATGGTATCAGAATCATTGAATGTTTCATCTTCAATAGCTTTCAGTCCAGAATCATCCCACTCCATTTCTTTGATTCTCGGATAGTCCTGTCTGGCTCTATCCAAGTCAGCTTTTGCTTGTTGTGCTTCCCTTATGTGGTTATCCAGTTCCATTCCAATAATACGAATGCTTGATTCCTTTTCTGATTTTTTTAACCTAAGTTCGGAAACTGTATCAGAAATGAATTTTTGTCTGGCTCTTAACCATTCATTAGCTTTGCTAACCAGACCATCCCTGGAAGATTTCAAACCACAGATTTCATACGAAATACTGTCATAGCCCTTTGCTGAATCTTCAAGAATCTGTTCCTGTTCTTCCATCCTGGAAATCTCCGCATTAAGCTCCTGCTTTTTGGATTCCAAGGAAGAAGTGTCTTCTGCTTCAACGCTTCGATTGGTTTCATATGCAATCTCCGTGTTTTTGGCATCCACCTTTTTCTTCTGTGCATTTAGTTCCTTTCGGAGCTTCTTCAATGTATCTTCTACGGAATGCCCTTTTGTGATTTCTTTCACATGAGCGTACTGCGGATTCTCTTCCATAAACTGAGCAATATCGAAACCAGACATCTTTTCCAGTACCTTTCTGGATTCCCCTGTTGACTTCTGCAATGTGTCCAGAAATGGTTTTGGATTACTGCACATCAGAAGCGTTGAAGGTTCTGCTATTGACTGGATGAACTCGGTATAATCCTTTGATTTAGCCGGGAATCCGTCAATTTCATAAGAAGTTTCATTTCCATCGAATACCTCTTCGGACTGTCCTCTCGGTTTTCTCCACTTCTGCTTTGTGATTTTGCGGATCACTTTTTCTTTCCCATCAATCGCAAGTGTAAGTTCTCTTACAACATCAACCTTTGGCACTTCCACACCATTTTCTTTTCTACGAATAGAAGTCGGTTCTGTACCATTTGCCATCTTTCCTGTCAGAACATCCAAATATGCGTCCTTTAATGTGGATTTTCCTTCTCTGTTTCTGCCGGAAATCTCTGTTCTTGGAAACAAATCTACAGACTTACTCGGAAACTTTTTGTAATTCTCCAAGTAAATTTTTTTCACTTCCACTTTCATGCTCGATTATCCTCCCTATTGATACCTCATATGCGGTTCTGATCTCTACTTCATCACTAGATAATTTTTTATGATAAATCCGGCTCTGGATTCTTCCGATTATTTTTACGAAATCTCCAACCTTGAAATCAGCAGCTTCTCTGGCTTCTTTCAACCATGCTAAGCACGGAATATAATCTGTTCTTCGCAAGTCATATTCGTTGCAAGCAATCATTAAATCACAGATTTCTTTTCCACTTGGTGTTCTGCGGTACACAGGCGGTTTGCAAAGATAACCTTCCAGAATGATTTTGTTTTCACCTTCTGTGCTCCCATCACCTTCTCCACACCAGATTGTTTCCGCTTTGATTTCAAGAATCAAATGTGACTTTCCACTTTCATGTTTGTTTGAAGAACTGTATCTCCCTTCAACATAAGCGTGTTTTCCAATCTTTAAACCTTCCGTCTGCTTTTCTTTAACAATTACTGGAAGCAAATCTACGTTCCCACTGGTACGCTTTGCACCAATATAGAATCTTACGAATTTTTCTCCGTCCTTGAAAAACGTTCCTGGCTGAATGTCCATTATTGCGCCAAATATCTGAACTTCATTCTTATTATTCTTCATCCTCCAATTTCTCCATTTCTTTTACGGAAATCTCATATACACTTTCCGTTTCTTCCCCATTAACATAAACATCACGGCTCATTAACCTGCCAGTTACTTTAATGTAATCATTTCTTTTAACGTCTACCGCCAGATCAGCACCTTTTCCCCATAAAGTGCAGCGAGTAAAGTCGGCTCTTTCTGAAAAATCTCTTGGAATTGCCACAAAAAGATTTAAAACTTTCTTGTGCGTTACTGGTGTAAGTTTTACATATGGCTCTCTTGTGCAACTTCTGGCAATAAACTCTACTTCGTTTATATCACCATCCGGAACCTGTTCTTCCAGGATTTCCACTTTATCAGCTGCGATATAATTAACATTGTGGTGCTTATTTGGATTTTTAGAAGTGTCCATGCTTCTGATTACACCTGTTACCACAACTTCTTTTCCGTTATAATCATTATCACGTACAACAGAATCTTCTATGACGATTGGAAACATATCTACTGCACCGCTTTTACGAATGACTGTCAGCATGAATTTGTAATAGTATCTTCCGTAATGTTCGTGGCTGAACACTATTTCCCCGGCTCTACCGGATAATCTTACTTTGTTTAATCTTTGCATTTACTTTTCCTCCGTTCCTAATATAATAGGAAGAAACACCATTGAGAATAAGACTGTTGATACGAAGAACACCCCAATAACATCAAATGATGTAAGCATCCATGTAATTGAGAAGATTACTGTAAACATCCCTATCCCCACAAATATTTCTTCTATTGTCTTTACCACCTCTTTCATTTTGTCCTCACTTTCTTCTGGATGTGGTTACTACAAGTGCAGTTGCCAGAATAGCGATAATTACATTTCTTGCCATCAGCTTTTCTTCCAGATCAGCAATGATTTCACTGGAAAGTGGCTGATTTTCGCCATTTTTTTGCATAAAAAGTCCTCCTGTTATATTTTTGTTTGTCAAATACAGGAGGTTGTGTTATAATAATCCTGTATTTAACTAACTCATTCTTAGTTAGATACCGTCCTGGTTGGTGTGTCAGCACCTTCCAGGGCAACTTAATCTACTTCTACAAATTTTCCGTCTTTCAACATATAGAAAGTATCTTCTTTAATATTTTTACCGTCTACTTTTGCAGACTTAACATCTACAAGATAATATTCAAAATTTATTTCTTTCCATTCAGTCAGAACAATAAAACATCCGGTTTTTCCTTTAGCTTTTGATTTAATTCCTGTAGCTAACGCAATGCTTTCTTTTCCTTCGACGATTGCTGCTGACCGATTTCCGGTATTGGTTGCTGCTGACCGATCTCCGGTATTGGTTGCTGCTGACTGATCTCCGGTATTGGTTGCCGCTGACCGATTTCCGGTATTGGTTGCTGCTGACCGATCTCCGGTATTGGTTGCTGCTGACTGATATCCGGTATTGGTTGCTGCTGACCGA